AGCATAGCCAGCGGTTGCCCTGCCAGCATAGCCAGCGGCCGCCGTGCCAGCATCGCCAGCGGTTGCCGTGCCAGCATAGCCAGCGGTTGCCCTGCCAGCATAGCCAGCGGTTGCCCTGCCACGATTGCCAGCGGTTGCCCTGCCACGATTGCCAGCGGTTGCCGTGCCATCATCGCCAGCGGTTGCCGTGCCAGCATAGCCAGCGGTTGCCCTGCCAGCATAGCCAGCGGCCGCCGTGCCAGCATCGCCAGCGGTTGCCGTGCCAGCATGGACTGCCGCGTTTGTCAGAGCGATCAGTGCCGATGTGACTTGTTCGCGTGTGCCCGTCACAACTTCGCAGCGCGGAAACTTTACCTTGCCGCCCAGGCAGACATATTCGTCAAAGCCGACCATCTGCCAAACGGCATTATCCGACCAGTTCAGTAGCGACGCATCTCCTTCGCCGTTCAACAGCGCGTGCAGGCCATTTCCGCACCTCGGTTTGGCGTCCCAATCCGGGCATTCGACCATGCCAGTTGCAGGCCATTGAAAGCCGCCATGAGAGCGGCCATCCGGGTCGGATGTGCGCATACCGTAGTGCTTCCACTTGCGCTTCAGTTTCAGGACTTTCTTGGTCATCGTATTGCCTCTCAATTAAACCACTGCTGCCACAAGCGCAGTTGCCAGGATCACGCTTCCGCTGACGTCATTTCTGCCTCCTCGGGCGCCAGAATTCGCAGTCGGTGACAGGGCACCACCCACCACACAACCCTGACTGCTTGGGCGGGAACGTCTCGGTGAGGTGGGCGTCGGCGTAGCGGTGCAGCTTGGCGGTGAAGAACGAGATCAGCTCGGGCAGCTGCTCCCGGCGATAAGTCTCGCCGCTCGCTCCCCTGATCTGGGTCCAGTAGAATTCCACCTTGCAGGTGTGGATGTCCGGCTGCGTCAGGAACTCCCACATGGCGAAGCCCTTGAGCTGGGTGAAGTCGTTCTTCACCTTGCCGGTCTTGTGGTCGAGGATATGGCTCACCCCGGCGGCGCGGTCGCGCTTGCGGGCGTCCACCTGGCCGCGGTACCAGACCTGCTGGGTCTTGGAGAAGTAGCCGCACTCACGCAGCGATGTGTCGAGCGCGATCCGTTCTTCCCCTGCCAGCTCGCCCGGCTGGTCCTTGAACCCGGCGAGGAACTCCTCGTGCATCTGCAGATCGGCCGGCAGTGGCGTGCCGTAGAGCAGGAAATTCTCGAAGTCCTTGTGGACCTTGCGGCCCCAGATCATCTCCTGCGTTTCGACGAAAGGCCAGCGATCCGTGATCACCTTGGTCTCGAAGTATTGCTTCGGGCAATTCTCAAACGTGTCGAGCGCCGTGTGGCTCCATGCTTTCGGCTTCACCCTTTGTACTCCACTTTGACGTCCACCGACACGCTGGGGGTGACGACGAATTTGGTTCCGTCGCGGGCGACGAAATCGAGCGGCTCCCCAGCTTTGACGCGCTGGCGCTGGGTGACCAGCGGTGCCTTGAGCATGATGCGCTTCATGTCGAGCGCGGCCTGCAGGTTCGCGTTGCGATAGAGCAGCTGCGCCGCCGAGCTGGCGTGCATGGCGAGCAGCACAAAGACCAGCGGAGCGCCGCCCGCGTCGATCCCCACACGGTGGCCTGTCGCTGACAGGACCACGACGGATACGATTGCGGCGACGAACAGGGCGCAGCTCGCCCACAGCATCTGCTTGCGGGCCGCGACCAGTACGGCCCACGGCCCGGGGATCACAGCTCGAAGCCCTTGGCAGCACAGATGCGCTGGAGGTGCAGCGCCTGGCTGAGTGCGTCATCGACCGCTGAGTGATGGACGCCGTGGCGGGTGAACTCGACATCCGGTGCGCGGTTGCGGAGCGTGCGGTAACACTCGTTGTGACGGAAATCGAAGGGCCAGTCGGTCTGTGTGACGCTGGCCGCGCTTTCGAGGATCACGTTGTCGAAGATCGCACCGTTGCCCCAGAGTGAGCCGAGCTTGGTGGTGATCTCCTCGCCGGTCGAAAAATCCATCGGCGGGATCGAGCACCAATCAGCGAAGCCCTGCAGCGCGCTGCTAAGGTCCACCTTGGGCATGTTGAAGATGCGCTTGCGAGCCTCGTCGCGCGCCGGGTCGAACCACCACATGACAGTGCCGCCAGTGATCGTGCGGCCGTACCGCTGGGCGTCGTCAGGATCGACGCCGACCTCGAACTTGTCGAGGACCGTGTTCTTGGTGAACTTGACCGCACCGATCGAGAGCGGGAGAGCGTTGTTGCCGGTGCCGAGCGTCTCGATGTCGACCATTACATGATAATGCATTCAGGTGTTCCTTTTCATGGAACCGTCCGAGTTGCGGGGGAAGCTGCGGTTATTGGAGGCGGAGACCACCCGGCCGTTGCGCTTGGTGTTGCCACCACCCTTGCTCAACGGTGTCTTGTGGTCGACGTCTTTCCCATCACCCTTGTGGACTTTGCCCTGGGCCTCGAACTGGCGGCGAAGGCGCTTGCGCTTCGCGTTGTCGCCGTTCGGTCCAGAGGCCACCTCTCCCCGCCCTTTGGCGGTCTTGTACTCTTGGCGGTAGTCGCGTCGGTAACCGGGTGAACTCGGCATGGCAGCCCCCTAGCTGGATCACCCGGCTACTCTACGACGTCGTTACGATCCCGGCAATGGGGGAACACCGGGGGCCGGAGGAGCCGGAGGGACCCCTGGGACGGGGGGAGGGGGCGGTGCTGACTGAACCGGCGGAGCCGGAGGATGCGGAGGAGGTGGAAGAGTATCCGGTGCTGTGGGGACCGGCGGAGGGGGAGGAGGCGGCGCAACGACCGGCGCAGCAGGAACCGGCAGCGGCTCCACAGCTGGGACAGCAGGAGCGTGAACAGCAGGAGCAGCGTGAACCACGGGAGCAGGTGCGCCAGGGGCAGCAGGAGTGACATCAGGGGTACCTCCAGACAGGAGCGGATCGGTATCCGGGTCGCCATCGCGCAGCACGTACTTGCGCTGTGCGAACAGTTGCGGATCGTTGGGTTCTTCGAGTTCGGCGAAGGCGCCCTTCAGGCGCACGACGCCCTTCTCCTCGTCGATCGCCACAACCACGTAGCGTTTTCCGGTGACACTGTGTTCGTAATACTGAGGCATCGTTTACTCCTTCAGAATTTCTGCTCTTTGAGCCTTCCCCACGCCTTGCCGACCTTGCAGTCCCACGGCATCGGGATCGGCGGGGTGAAACCCCAGGCCTCTTTGTAGGGAAGGTTATCCAACATAGGCTTCATTATGTCAACTGCCTTTGGTCGGATGTCTGTCGGAAGAACGAGGTACAGGCCGTCGTGCAGATCGAACAGGAACCGCCCGCCGATCGACGACAGATAATCCTTGATCACCGCCATGGCGAGATGCTTCTGGTCCGCGCCGGTGCCCTGGATGCGGGTGTTGATCGCCGTCGAACCCATCGACCAGCCCCAGCCCCCGTTCCAATCCCCTTCGACGCGTACCCGGTTGCCGCCGAACGTCTCGACGTAGCCTTGCTGCTTCACCAGCGCGATCTGCGTCTCCCAGTAATGCGGCACGCCCGGGTAAGCCCGTTGGTATGTGGCGTGGATGCGCCGCGCCTCGTCCAGCTCCAGCGGGATGTCGTAGTCCACCCGCGCCTTGCTGCGCAGCTTGCGCGCCGAGGTGCGGTACTGCAGCGACAGGTTGGCGAACTTGCCGAGGTAGCGGTTCTGCCCGGCGCCCTTGTCCTTTTGTGCCACCAGCCGCAGCATGTGCTGGTAGTCCATGTTGACGATCTGCGCGCCCATGAAGGTATGCGCGTCCTCGCCCTCCCGGCACAGCGACAGCATGGTGGGGTCGCCCGACGCGATCGCCATCCAGCGAAATTCCTGGCCGGCGGCGTCGAACTCAACGATGTCGTAGCCCTCTGGCGCGCAGTTGGTCTCGCGAAACTCCTCGCCACGCTTCATCTGGTGGAGAGCATAGCCGATGGGCCGCTCGTCCTTGCCTCTGCCCTGTTTCGAGCTGACGGTCATGCGGCCGGTGTAGGTGGCGAAGATCTTGGCGATAGGGTGGGTGCACCCGTCCTCGTTGTAGTCCACGCTGGCCAGCACACTGTCGCAGAACTTGCCCCTGGCGTTGAGCGCCTCGCGGTAGAGCTTCACCTTGCGCGCCCTGCCGTCGATGAATGACAGCTCGTGCAGCACTTCCTTGTCGGTGGAGCGGCTGTCCTCCTTGCCCTCCACCTTCGACTTGTTCTTCTTGAGCACCGGCAGGCCCCACCCGCCGTCGCTGGGGTCGTCGAACATCAGCGCCGACAGCTTCATGGGCGAGCGCACGACCGCCTCGGTGACGCCGTCCGGCGCCAGCTGCGCCAGCAGGTCGGCCGCATCCATGTCGAGCTTGACACCTAGATGACGCGTTGTCAGGTAGTCGACCGGGATGCCGTGCAGGTTGGCCTGCGCCACCATCGGCAGGCTCTCGGCCTCGATCATGATCGCACGCCGCTGCGCGTCGTTGAGCTTTTCCCAGATCAGCTTGGTGATGACCCAGGCGAACACGTTGTCCTGGTCGTTGTAGTGCTGGAGCCGGCGCAAGTCGTCCGGGTCGGTGGAGTGGAACTGGATGTTCTCGTTGTAGGCCGGCACGTGGGGGAGCCAGCGCTGCATCGCCCCGGGTTTCTCGGGGGTGCCCTTCAGCGCGTAGCTTTTCTTCTTGTGCTTGGCGGTCTGGAATTCGTACTCGGGCTCGATGTCGTAATGCCGCTCGACCAGCATGCCGTCGAGCCAGCGGACCTTCATGCACAGGTCCTCCATGTCCTGCCCGAACGCCATCAGCATCCCGATGTCGAAGGCGATATTCCACCCCAGCACGATCCAGTCGTTCTCGACCGCGTCCAGCAGCATGCGCTTGAGCTGGTCCTTGGTGGGAAACAGCTGGCTGATGTGGGGCTCCATGCCGGTGGGCATGCGCCGCATCATCGAAGCGCTGGTGATCCACGCGTCGCCGCGCTTGAGCCGCCACGGCTGGAGAGCATATTCCGGCAGCTTGCCGGAGGTTTCCAAGTCCGCCGCGACTATCTTGGCGTCGTCCCAAATCACGGCTGGCCCTTCCAAATGAGGTGGAGTGCGATACCGAAGCGATCGTTCTCGCCCAGCGCGTAGCGCGTGAAGCGCAGGTTAATCCTGCGCCAGCGCCACTCCCAGGACTTGTAGCCGGGGGACCGGATGACACGTGCCCAGATCATTTCTTCACCTGCCTCTGCTCCAGCTGGTTCGCGGCATGCAGTAGCCGCTCCGCAAGCCACCGTGCTTGCTCGGGTGTGCCGATGTCCGAGCAGGTCGAGCCGTGATAGACCCTGATCTTGGTGGGGCCGCACAGCACGCCCCAGTGGTCCTGAGCGACGGTCATTTGTTGGTGTCCGGCCTGAGCACGGCCCAGCCGCGTGCCAGCAGCTCCCGCACCGGCACCATGTCGGCAACCGGCTCCAGGTCATAACCGCTCGGACCTGATATACCGTGCCAGCGCACCGCTTTTGCCACCTTTTCGTCGATCACGCTATCGAGCATGTCGGAAAGGCTGGCGGGGTCCGGCCTAAGCCCGAGAGGACCGTCGCGGGTGAGTGCGGTCATAGCTTTCTCGATGGTTTTGGCTGCAAGCGCTTGGGCTACATCGCCGTAAGTTGTCGGGTTCTTAACGCTTGTGGTCATTCAATCCTCCACACTCCAACGCCCTCTTTCGCGCCTCGATCGGTCGGCTCGCAGCGCACCCACTCCGCCGGTGAGCGGTTCCAACGCATCCAGCAGGAGCGCGCCGTGTACTTGCCTGGCAGCCCCTTGGTGATCCGCGAGATGTACGCGCTGATCAGCTTGGGCTTGCGCTCGGGCATGAAAAACATATCGCCCGGCTTCATGGCATGCACCGGGAACTTGCGTCGTGGGTTCTTCGGCGCCCGGCTGATCGGGGGCAGCGGCACACCGCTCTGCACTTTGAACATTGTCGTCACGTGACTATCTCCTACCAACACCTTTCGATGTATAGGTAGGTGGGCTGCCCTCCGTCAACCAACTATCCACCAGCTGTCGGAGGTTGTCCAGCGGCATCGTGACCGTGACCAGGTCCTCCCCGTCGCGCAGCGCAAGGGTGTCGAGAAGCTCCTGCAGGTCTCGGATACTCGGCAAAATCACGCTCATTCCCTGTCACGTAACGTGACAAATCACGCAGCCAGCAAGTCCAGCTCGCGCTCGGCGCGGGCCTCCTGCGCTGCTCTGGCGGCGTCCACCCGGGCGACGGCCTGCTGGATCGCCTGCCTCCGCTCCGCCTCTTGCTGCGCCAGCTTCACGTAGCTGCGGATCGCTATCTTGTACGCACGCAGCGCCTGCGGCTCCTTGTAGGTGAGCAGGTTCAGCATCTGCGTGCAGTTGTGCATTACCGTCGAGTGGTCATGCCCGCCGAGCGACTGGCCAATCATCGGGTAGGACAACGGCCTGCCGGCCCGCGTCGTCTTGCGCCGGATGACGAACGAGATCGCCTGCCGCAGGCGCACGAGCGCTCGCTTGCGGTTCCGGCTGACAAGCCTGGCCCGGGGTATCCGGCTGACCCGGCAAACCTCGTCAATGAGCAGCGATAGGGGAACTGTCATGGTCATCAGGCACAACCTCCTAAGGCAGCAATGCTACAGCATGCCGCTTGTGTCAACAATCTGAATGTAGCTTACTTGGACTTGGGCCACGCGTCGACAGTATGCCGGTGGCGCGCGGCGCACTCGCCGTACGCAGCCAGCAGTCCCAGCTCCCACCCGGAGCGGTCAGGGTCGACCAAGGGCGTGGGTCGTGGTGGTACGGGAGGGCACGACTGGGCCAGGCTTGCCTCCAGCTCGGGCGTTGGCAGCCTCAACGGCGCTGTCGAGCACGCGCAGAGCAGCGGGAGGAGGCTCGCAGCCACCAGGCACAGCAACATCCCGGTAGATGGTGCGTATCTCTGTCTCGCGCGTGCGAGTAGCTTGGTCTGCATCCTGCGCCTCCTGGGCATGCTCGCTGGCCTCGACGTGGACCGCGGCCTGCTGTTCCTTGGCTTCCTTCACTCCGAGCTTCACGACCTTCAGCTGGGCGGCGTCGCACTTCCACGCCCGCACCTGCCACCCGGCGACAAAGGAACCGCCGAGAGCGAGCGCGCCCCCGGCGATGTAAGCCCACGGTGGGAGGATCACGTGACCGGCATCCCGGCGGCGATCCAGCCCTTCACGTCGAAGCACGGGCACGCCTTGATCCACTCGTTCGAGGTGATCCGGCCGTCATGGTTCAGGTCAGGCGACCAGTCGCGGTGGCCCTTGATCTCGACGCCTGGGTGGTCGATCTGGAACCGGGCATAGAACTTGGCCAGCGCTTTCTTCTGCTCGACCGTGCGCGTGTCCTTGGGTTCCTTGGTATGCGCATCGAGCCCGCCGACATAGCTGATCCCGACGTTGCCGGTGTTGTGATCCTTCACGTGGGCGCCGCGCAGAGTGACCGGCAAGGTGTTCACCACGGTGCCATCGAGCAGCACGACGAAGTGGTAGGAGACCTGACCGAAGCGGCCGATGTCGATCTGGCTGACCTGATCAGCGGTGAGGTTGAGCCCCTCGGGGACGGCGACGGTGTGTTGCGTCAGGAACTTGATCGGCCCGAGCTGGGCGTATTGAGCGAGCGGCTTGCCGTAATTCATGCGTCGTCCTTCTCATCGGTCGGGGGTTTCGGGGGCGTCTTGGTTGCGGTGGCGGTCACGGAGAGCGACGTCTGGCCGTCCTGATCACTGATCTTGGCCCCGTCCTTGCCCACGTCGAGCTGCATCCGCCGGCCGAGAGCCCACCCAAGGGCGGTCATGCCGATGACGATCTGCACGTGGGCGGCCAGCGCGAGGTAGAAGGTGTAGCGCAGGTTGCCTGACACCAGCCAGACACCGACAGCGGCAAAGACCGTAAACACCATGCAACCGCCGCAGATCGCGGCGAAAGCCCAGGCGCGTCGGCCATCTGGTGTCATGATGGTGAAGCCTTGATCCATGCGCCGCCCCCGGTCATGCGCAGGGGGTATGTCTTACAGCGCACGTGGGGTCAAGGTTTGTCCGCTTTGCCTTCGAGCTTGTCGAAAATCCGTTGGGACAGGTTCCGCAGTTCCCGGATGTCGTCGCGGTAATCTTCCTTTGAGACGTACTTGTGGGGCATGCCCCGCACGTCGTTGTCCAGAGTGTCGAGCGCTTTCGTGATGCGGCCCAATATCCAGCCTCCCAGCCCCGCGATGAGCGCGATGATGATGCCGATCGCGATGTTGAACAGGATCTGGAAATCCACTGTGCGCGCCCCTTTTTCGTGTCAGTCTGCCCCGGTGCGCTGCACCACGACAAGAAGATCGTCGCCTATACATACCCGCACAGGTTTTTTCCATTCCTTTGGTACGCTGTCCAGCAACTCGTGGAGAGAGCTGTGGACTGAAGGCACACGCACCGAGGACGTGACCGGGTCGAACTCGGGCTTCTGCGCGGTGGTGTCCACACCCAGCCGGATCATGAGCTGGGTGAGACGTGTTTCGATGCGGCGCGACCGGGAAAGTATTTCCTGGGTGTCGCTCGGTTTTCCTTGCCCCATCACGTCACGCTCCTGGCCCTGAAGTTGCTCGCGTCGATCTCGTCGTAGGCGCCAGGTTTGCGAGAGCCGTGAAAGCACTGATCGTTGATCAGCGCCCTCACTTCTCGCTTTGCCTGCCCCTTGGTCATCCAGCTAGGGCCGGAGACCACGACGGTCAATGTGATTTGTTTTTTCTTCTTGGCCATTACGCAGCTTCCCTGTCGATGGTGGCGAGGATGGCACGGATCGCGGCCAGGTCGTCGTCAATCGGATCGTCGAGCGGTGCGATTGTCAGCGCGCTTTTGGGCTCGGTCGCGCTCCAGGGTCCGGGCGTTCCGCCCCATTCGATCTTGGCCATCACCCCAACTCGATGATGGCGCGCAGGCGGTCGTGCTCGATTGAGAGCACCAAGGCGTCGCCCATGTGCTCCTTCACAGTGTTGACCACCCGGATGGCGTCCTGCAGCTCGGCGACGCCGCAGGTGGGCGGTGCGGGCACGGTGTTGCTGAGGCCCCCCTTCGCGGCTTCGCGTTGGCGGCGCTCCTTGCCGCGCTGGATCGCGCCGATCTTGCCGCTTGCGGCTAGCTGCGCCGGGATGACGACGATGTATTCGCCGTCGGCGATGCGCAGATCCACAATCGGCGTCTTGCCGCCAATAGGCAGGCCCGGCGGCATCTTGGCGATGGAGTTCCACCGGCGTATGAACATCCAGTCCAGACTGCCGCCGGAAGCACGCCCCGGCTTCGACCGCAGCTTCGCCTGCGGCGACAGGTGCAGCTCCCATCCTTCAGGGCAACGCATCGCCTTGCGCAGACCGAGCAGCGGCGCACTGCTGCTGCTCCCGCCGTGGACCTTGGCAAATGCCTCGTTGACGTAGAGCCGCAGGCTCTCGGGGGTATTCGATACGTGGGACACGCCCACGCCTCCAGTAACCAGCTTCATGATGTTTCTCCTTTAATTTGATTGATCAGGCGTTGCCGGCCCCGAACGCCTTCATGAAGCCGGCCATCTTGTCGACGATCTGCTTGGCCTCGCCGGACAGTTCCTGCCGCAGGGCGGGATCGCTGCGGATGTCCTTGGCGCTGTGGCCGGTCAGCTTCATACTGATTTCCTGCCGCACCCGCTCGATGTCAGGGTCGTCGAGCACATTGAGCCCCGGGACCATCTCCAACAGCTCCTGGATATTGCCGACGAGGCTGTCGCGGAACACAGCATCCGGCGTTGCCAGGCGCTCGGCGAAGTTGCCCACACGCTCGATGAGGCGCCGCCACACGTCGCTCTGGGCGTTCTGCACCCGGCGCAGCGCCGCTTCTTCCATGGAGGCCCGCACCCGCTCGACGTGGGCCTGGTCAAGCTGGACCCGGAAGTCGTTGGGAGTGGCGATCGCTTCGAGATCGAGCGTGGCCCGGAAGCGGTAGCGCAGCTCCGCCGCCGACGGATAGTCCTCGCGCTTGAACAGCTCGCCCATGCGGAACGCGGCCTGCTCCATCGCCACCGGGTACTTCTCGGTGAGGAACTCGTTGACTGCCTCGTCGAAGCGGGTCTTGAGCCGCTCGTACTGCTCGATGAAGCCCATGTAGAGCTTGCGCGAGAGCAGCCGCCCGCCCTGATCGCGCCACGGCAACGTGTTGGTGTAGACGAAGTCGCGGAGCGTGTTGGCGGCGGCGACCACATCGGCCAGCGCTTCCTTGGGCACGAGGTGCTTGTTGACCCGGGCGGCGTCGGACGCCGCGCCGTTCTCCTCAGTGACCTTGCGGCTGGCTTCCTTGTCGAGGCGGTAACCCTCCCAGCGCGAGATCGACAGGGTGACGATCATGGCGCGTTCGGTGATCAGATGGATGTCGCTCATGGTATGTTCCTTCGGTTGATGGTGGTCGTGGTGATGAGTTGTCACGTAACGTGACGGGCGGCAATTTCGAGACGGTCGAGCAGGTTGACGGCCAGCTCCACCTGCTTGGGGATCGGTGCGGCGCGGAACGCTTCGTCGAGCGTGGCCGTGACGGAGTGCTCCGGCCCCGGATGCGGTACAGTAGTAGGCGGCGCGACAAGCTCGGCCACATCGTAGCTCACCTGGATCGCGCCAGGGTTGTGCAGCGCCCGCAACGCATCGAGATCGGGAGCTGCCGGCGGCGCAGCAGGGGGCAGGGCGGCGCCGCCGACAGCCTCAACACCGGCAGAGGCCGGGTTGATCACGTTGACGTTGTGGAACGTCAGGAATTCGAGGAGTCCCGGCTTGCTGGTGGGGACTTCCACCTGCACCGGGCCGGCGTAGGTCTTGGGGTCGACGCCCTCGGACTTCAGCGCGGCCTTCCAGTCCTTCTCGGTCCCGGTCCACTGGCCGCCGGGGGTGGTGTAGAGTTTCATGGATTACTCCTGTTGATTGGCTTGTGACGACTATCGGATGATTACTGGTTTATGTCAAGCTCCGGGCAACGCATCGCTGCGTGATAGGCGAGCATGACGGCGGCGTCCTCGGTCGGGCAGACCTGCTGCAAACGCTCCTGGCCGCGCCAGAAGTTGCGGTGGCTGGCGGTTTGCACTCTGCGCGCTCGCCGCAGGTCGAGAACCAGCCACCCCTTGCGCGAGGGGAAGTAGCGGACGGCGAACTGCGCCTTGAGCCGGGTTCCGGTATCGCACAGCTTCGCGTCGGTCGGGGCGCTCATGAAACGAAAGCGCCGCTCCGGAGTGCAGCCGACAAAGATCACTTCGTAGACAGCCATCACCGCCCCCTGTGCATGAGCCACATCTCCGCGGCGTTCTTGGTCAGCCCGGCAAGGATCGTCACGCGCCATGCGGATGTCCACCACCCCCGCCGGGGTCAGGTAATAGACGCAGGGGTCACTCGGATCGACCCTAGCCACGGTGAATTGCAACCATCTCGGCAGCCTCCTTCGTGTTGTAGTAACGCAGCAGCTTCTCCGGCCTTTTGCGGGGGCTGACGAGGCACCACTGCCCCACATAGGGATAGACGGCGTAGTCCACGCGCGACTTGCGCTCCATGGTCATGCGCACGGTCTCGGGCAGGGTGGACAGGTCGTCCACGTGCTCCTCGACGAACGGCTCATCGCCCTGCGGGTAGAACGTCACCTCGATCAACTTCAGGCCAAGGTTGCGCAGCCAGTTAGCGCCGTGCTCGCGGGCCAGCTGCGAGATGTTGGCATGACGCCGCGCCCTGTCGGTGCTCCTAAATCCCACAGCACATCACCGCCTTCATGATCGCCCCGTCCTTGGTGCGCGAGGTCCACACAGGTGACGCCGGGCTGCGCCAGCGATGCCACCCGTCGTCGAAAATCTCCGACTGGGCCAGGTCCCACACAAGATAGAGCCCCTCAGGGCGGTGCGCTGCAAACACCTTGCCCTGGTGGTTGCGGATCGGCAGCTTGCGCACCACAACGTATTGTCCGCTGGGAGGCGAGCGGTCGATGATCTGCTGGTAGGTGGCCCAGCCCTCGAAGGGGCTGGGCTTCACCGCTCCGCCCGTGCAGATATAGGCGCACACCTCGTAGTGGATCGCCGGGGCTGGACGGGTCTGGCTCATGATCGAACTCCCGGTAGCCCCGCGCCCTCCAGAGCGATGCCCATGACCTCGGCCCACTCGACCATCTCGCGCACCTCGTACGGTTCGATGATCCAGCCTTCCGGCCACGGTGGATCGCCCTCCTCGCCGAGCACCTGCATGATCAGGTTCTCGCCGTTCTCGTTATTGGCCTTGAGCCACCCGCCTCCAAAGCTGGAGGGGGTGAACACAGCGTCGGCCTCGTGCGGGTTGCTCATGCGCGGGCTCCTACAAACCTGATCCACATCTCGACTGCAGCGATGCTGGGCAGCCGTTTCTCGCTATCTGGCGGCGTCCGTCCGAATGCGATCTGCGTCGCTGGCTGCCACCAGTCGGAGAGCTGTGTCTGGTCGACATAATGGTGCTCGCCGACATCCAGCTCGAAAACGCGGTAGCCGCGCGCCATCTTCGCAGCGAAGAACGTAGGTCTCCAGCTGCGCTCCGGGTGGAAGCCGAGCACACGCCACGCTCCACCAAGAGCAATGTCGTTGCGCGCCCAGCCCTCCCACACCTGACCTGAAACCGTCAGCAGCGTCAGTTTCTGCGCCCGGTTCCCTCGCTCGTCAAAGAGGAGCCAGCTCATATCCGGATCACCTCACCCCACGGCACCGCCTGGTCGGTGGTGCACAGCACGATCAGGGGGAACGGCGGCTCGCTGGTCGGCCACGGCGTGTAGCCGTCGGTCATCAGCACCACCACCTGCGGGTCATACTGCTCGGCGTGCTTGAGCGGGACGCGCATGTCGGTGCCGCCGCCGCCTGTCGGCTTGAGCGCGGCATGGCTGAACTCGTCGTAGCTCTCGAACAGCTGCTCGCTCGATACCCGGCTGTCGGCCCAGATCACCCGGATGCTCTCCGGGCGGGTCTGGTTGGCGCAGTGTGCCATCTCGGAGCACACCTTCTCCAGGTCCTGCCCCTTGCCCCACATCGAGCCCGAGGTGTCGGTGCTGAAGATCATCGGCCCCATCTTCCGCTCGTGCCGGGTGGGCATGTAGATGCCCTTGAACCGCCGGTTGCGCCGGGTCCAGCTCTCGCGGGACTTGACCACCTTGAGCATCTTGTCCCGCAACACGTCGGTCCACGGCACACGGCTCTCCAGCAGGCCGTCGAGCATCGCAGCGAGGGAGCCGGGCATCTTGCCGGCCATGCGCGCCGTGTTGGCCGCCGAGGCGATCTTCTGCTTGGCCGCCTGCTCGGCCTGCGCCTGCTCCGCCGGGGTGCTGGCCTTGGCCGGCAATACGTCGCCATAGAGCCGGATCGACTGGCCGCCGGGACCGGTGCCGGGCTGTCCCGGGCCGGCAGGCCCCTTGCCCTGCGCGCCGCCCTTGGGCGGATTACGCCGCAGGTCGTCGTAGATGCGCTCCCAGTACCAGCCCTTGTATTTGGGATCGCACAGCCAGCCGCCCTTCGGAGGCTGGAAGCCGCACTCCTCAAGGATCGGGTTGATCGCGTAGTCCATTGCGTAGTTGGCGATCTCGGGATTGCGGTCGCCCAGGCGGATCGAGTGCAGGAAGCTGTCGTGGCACGCCTCGTGCACGAGGTCGGACATGATCTCCTTGACCGTGCTGTCCTCCAGCAACTGGGGGTTGTAGTAATAGCACTTGCCGTCCGTGGCGGCCGTCGGGACTGCGTCGGTGATGATGACCTGGGTGCGTACCAGCAGGGTGGCGAAGAACGGGTGGTCCAGCAGCAGCCGCGCCTTGGCCTTGCTGATCTTGAGATGCTGCGCCATGTCGGCACTCCTTTGATTGATCTGTCACGTTACGTGACGTTTCGGGGGTGGGCGTCGCAGCTCAACGCGTATTGGGAGCCCAACCCCCTACCCTGCAGGGGTCTCGTCAGTTCTGGAACAGGCTGCGATACTGCGGGGCGTAGCCCATCAGGAACGCGTCGCTGTCCGTGATATCCTCGTCGCGGCCGTTCGCGAGGGTCCACGCCATGACCACCATCTCCGGCTCCAGCCGGGTCAGGAACTTGTGCAGCTGGTCGGCGTTGGTCTTGTCCATGTGGCCAGACACGTGGGTGGCGAGCGCCCACTGGAGATCGAGCCGGTCAATGTCGACCTTGACCCCGAGCGGGTCCTTGATGATTTCCTCGATCGGCACGAGCGAGCCCATGATCTCGGCGAAGCCTTGCAGCTCGACCGCCGGCCCTTCGCCCACCGCGCCGGAGATGCCGGCGATCTTGGCGTCGGCGGGTATGTCGGGATCGTCGAAGTAGCGCGCGGCCTTCTCCCACGTGCGGGGCGTGGCGAAGGCAGGCACCGGGTTGTCGGGATCGAAGGTGTGCAGCAGCTCCTGCCGGAAGTTCAGGAAGCCGATCACCACGGGCGACACGCCAGCGCCAGCCGCCCAGGCAGACCACGACTTGATATCGTTCTGCAACTCGGCGTGGGTGAAGCGGTTGTTGAGCGGTGCCGGGGTGCGGTTGTGCACGCCCTTGTCGCCGGCCCGATTGGATGCCGCGACGATGATCACGTTGTCCATGAGGATGTGCGCGCCAACGCGCCGCTCGTTGAACAGCTGGTAGAGCACGGAGTTGGTGGAGGGCTCGCCGTGGTCCGCCTCGTCGGCGAACAGCACGATGGTCGGGCCGTCCTCGTCGAACTTGGGGTTGCCCTTGAACGGCAGCTCGCCGGGCATGTTCCACACGGTGAGCCCCTGCTGAATGTCGGGGATGCCTCGGAAGTCCACGCTCTCCCACTGCGAGGCGCGGAAGTCGCAGAGGACCCAGCCGTTGTCGGCGACGAGGCTGTGGATCGCCTCGGTCTTGCCGACGCCTGAGGGGCCGCGGAACCAGAGCGGCTCGCGGTGCTTGAGGCCGATGTGCATAATCATCGACTTCATGGTGGCGATGTTGATCACTTGCATTGCACTTTTCCTTCGGTTGATCTGTCACGTTACGTGACGGTTGGGGAACTCCGGTTGCCGGGAACTCATCTCCCAGCAACGCGTTATACTATAGAATGGTATTCTTCTTGTGTCAACCCTCTCCAGACAGGTTGACTACGCCAGTCATGAGCAGCTTCATGCGGCTGGCCACGACGCCCTGGGGCCACTGATGCGGCTCAAGTTTGACCACAACTTCGTGGCCAGCCTGCAGGTTCACCATCCTCATGTCCTTCTCGGTCGGGTGGAGTTTACAGGTCACAGCTGTGAAGTATCCGGGACCGAGAACATCCTGCACCACGGCAAAGCGGCGCCACCAGTAGGACTCGCGCGTCACCTTGTCCTTCAGCCGCACGGCGATGGTGACCACATCGCCCGGCTGCAAGCTGTCGGTGTCGGTAAGGGGATCACCCATTCTGTCACTCCCACGTGCGGATGCCGAGGGCGCGCATCTCACGAACGCGGCGCATGCAGCGCTCGTAATCCACGAGCGGCAGGACGCGCTGCGACACAGTAGTGAGGATGCCCTCGTCCGCCCACATCGCCAGCTTCAGCTTGGCCAGACTGGCCATCGTGACGCACTCCTGCCAGTGCCGGGTGGTGATTGGCAAGGGCTTCATGCGATCGGCCAGGCCGAACCCCTTCGGCACCTTGACCAGTGGCAGGTGGACAGTGGCCGTCCGGAAGTCACGCGCCTCCAGCGCGGCGAGGCAGGTCTCCCGGTGCCAGTGATCGTGCTCCAGGTTGATGTGCCGCGGCGCCATGGCCAGCCAGTTGTCGAAGTCACGCATGCGGTAGCGCTCGGACAGCTTGCGCGCAGCCTGCTTGTTGACCGGCCCGGGCAGGGCGAACACGTCGCAGGTATCCTGCTGGGGCAGCCATATGCCGTCGTCCGCCTGCTCGAAGGTGACGCTGCTGCCGAAGCAGATGCTGTGATCCCGCCAGTTTCCGTCGTGTGTCGTGCAGAAGGTGATGCCGGTATCGCCGCCGTTGCGCGTCTCGTGCCGCAGCGAGATGCCTGGCGGCAGGAACTGGCGGGCGAAATCGGATGTGGTGGCCGAGCCCCAGTTCTTGATAGTGACTGAGTTGTCCGGGCTCCACGACACGACATCGGTGTTGTAGAGCCGGAAGGCGATCGACTCGTCGATCTCGTCGCGCACCCATGTGACACCGTAGTTGCAGCTCGTGCCGAGGTGGTAGCCGTATGCCTTGCGCTCCCGCAGCCTGCGCTTGGGGGTGTGGCGATACTTTTCGAGCACTTGCTGCGCTTCAGCGTAGCTGGTCACTCGGCCCGCATAGCGGAATTGATGGACTCCCGTGAACATCGTCATTCTCCTTCGATTGATTGTTGTCACGTGACGTGACAGGCTTGTCGTCGGGGATGCAGCCGAGCGCAGCTTCCTCCAGCCCGCTCTCGTGGTGGTCGGCGCCGTAGTAGCCCCAGCACGAGCCGCCCGGGATTTCTTCCCACTCGGGCTCGATGTCCGCTATGCACTGCGGGCACTCGTCTCCGTCGATCGAGGAAAGGGTGGTGTCGCACTGCGTGCAGGTGTCGGGACGCACCAGCTTCTCGACCACGAAACCGTAGACATCCCCCCACGCCCAGTAGCCGTAGAGCTTGGCCTGACTGTCCATGTCCTCGGCGAGCGCGGCCTTCCACTCCTCGTCGCTCATGCCCTCGGGCTGGCTGCGTAGTTCTGCCTGCGCCTCGGGCGTGGCGACGATGAGCAGCTCGGCGTAGTCGCCCTGGCAGTGGCCGTGTGACGACGTGTTGAGGCAGGGGATGCCGAGCAGATCGTAGAGCTTTTCCCACACGTCGAACTTCTCGCTGTCGGAGATATTGTGTGCGCTGTCGAAGAACCAGTCACGCAGCACGTCGGCGTCGGTGATCCACTTGGGCGGGTCGCCGTCCTCCAGCTGCACATCCCCCATGTGGTAGCGCACGTCGTCCAGGTTCTCGGACCCAATCGCCGCGGCGATAGCCTTCTGGTCGTGGACCAGCTGCCCGTCGGTGAACCGGTTCAGCACATCTTCAGGCGAGGGGCCGGTCACCTTGTCGTAGGTCGTGATCGCGCGGCGGTGGCGCACCAGCATGGGCCAGTGTCCGTTCCACATCTTGAACGGGTTCTCGGGGTGATCGTCATGCACCGCACGGATGCGGTAGCCCTTGTGGTAGGCAACTTCCCCGTCGCCCTCGTAGCTCCAAGAGAGCTTCTCGGCCATGTTCATTTCCTTCGGTTGATCTGTCACGTTACGTGACGGTGTGGATGCTGGGTCGGATCTCCCAGCAACGCGTTATACTGTAGTAGAAATGGGGGCTTGTGTCAACCCCAGGGCCCCCGGATCATCCGGTCGGACATGGGTCTGCCGACCCGGTGAGCGCAGGCGATCCTGAACGCATCGAGCGTGTCGTAGCCATCCTCGCCGGGCTGGATGACCCATCGCCACACGTGCGGGACGCTGGCATGAGCAAGATGCCGGACCGCTTCGCCGTGTCCTGCGTGGAGCCAGAAGCAACAGAGCAGGCTCCCGCCCGGCGATAACCGCGAGGGCTTGTATCCCTTCGGGTTGTTCGTCCGCACCAGCCGCGTGCAGGTGCCTGGATCGTTATATCTGCCGCTGGCGTCCTCCGCGCAGGCCTTCTTCATGCATCAACGCGACCAATTCCCTGGCCTGCGCTCTCGTGATTTTCCCGCCCAGCTCGAACGAGATGTTGTACCGGTCACCCATGATCGCCTCCTCTCGGCGTGCCCAGCACACGCGGGCCGTTAGTGTGGTCGCTCCAGTCGACCGCCATGCGCAGCCACGTGGGGACAAATCCCCAGGCGAAGCTGCCCAGGTTCTGCGGCCGCGGGTCTAGGAACGGAGTGCCTTGCGCGCCACGCACCGACCGGCGGTGCCGCCACGACGCATCAGCTGCCTCATAGGCGGCATGTGCCCGCTCCCACGCCGCGTTGCAGGCCGAAGCCATGCCGATCACCATGCCGCGCAGCTCGGTAGTGCCGACAGCTTCTCGCACGCCCAGCCAAGGCTCACCCGCCATGTTCGAGCTGGAAGAGACGATTTCCTCCCACAAGCACATGGCAGCGTAGACTTCGACGTAGTTGTAGATCTTCTCGGCCATGGCCGATCTCCTTCGGTTGATCTGTCACGTTACGTGACGGTTATGCCGCTTTCCTGATCTTGCTGCGCCGCTCGGTCACCTGCGCAGCCGTCTCGTAGTCGTTCCACAGAACGTGCAGCACGTCGTTGGCGGACAGCCGCAGCCGCCCGCTCGACAGGCTCTCCAGCTCCTCGCGGAACTGGTTGGCGTCATCGCCCTGGAACAGGACCGACTTGTGCGCGGTGCCCTTGTGTTCGAGCGCATAGGCCAGGCCGTTGCCATAGCTCACCAGCCGGAAGTGGCGGGTGTCGTGGATCAGGTTGGATTTCATCGTGCTTTCTCCATCGGATAGGGGTCGTAGAGCAGGGTATCTTGAGCTGGCTCATGAGTGGAACCCCCAGTGGTCATCGTGCCAGACGGCGCCAATGGTGTAACCCGCCCGCCCGCCCGCTTCCTTGCGGTAGCTGGCAAGCAGCTCCATCTCGCCCGGCTCTCCCATCAGGACAATATCGACGTGAGTGAAGCTCGACCAGTTCCACAGCGAGAGGTAGCCGAGTGCAGTGCGGATCGGCTCGTCGGTGCTGCCGCACTGCTCGTGCAGCTGCATCCACTTGTCAGAGTCGACCTGGCCAGCAGCGAGGTGCCCAGCCGAAATGTTGATGGTGCGCATGGTGGTTCTCCTAAGCGCTAAAGGTTAAGGAATGGTTGTCACGTCACGTGACACGACGTTGCGGCAGTAGCGCCACCACGCGGAGCTGGTGCCGACACGCTCACAGAAGCGCTGGTCAGGTTCGCACTGGTCGAGCAGCTCGATGGCCACAGAATACTGGCCGGCGACAGCAGGGTCGTCGAACAGCCAGTCGTCGCGCGCCTGTTCGAGCGCCTCGCGCAGCGCATCGGCAGCCTCCTGCCATGTCTCGAAGTTCATCGGATCAACCTCGGGAAGGTATCCGGGAATATTCCACCCGCTGCTCCAAACTTGCGTCATGAGTTATCTCCCATGGTGAGAGGGTTGAGGTGGCCGGGGACCACGCCGCCGGTCTTGCGATACAGCTCGTGCACGCCCCGGGCCGGCGCCGCGCGGCAGTAGGTGATGGGCTCGGTCAGCGAGGACACGATATTGTCGATCTCCTGCGACAGGGCGTCGCGCGGCTTGAGGCACTGCGCCGGGGCGCCCTCGAACAGGCGGACGACGGGGAGGACCTTCTTGTGGCGGACCACCAGCGGCCGCCGCGGCGCTTCGTCACGTGACGTGACAGGTGCCTTGGCCTTCGGCTTGCGCGGCCGCTTGGGCCTGGGCAGCTCGATGTGCTGGCACGACCGAGGATCGGCGCAGAACCGGTTCAAGGCTTCCAGAGCCCGGAAAGCGGTGGCGAACGGCGCAGGCTCCGCCCCGCTCGTATCGAGCAGGATGCGGGCTTCGGGCAGCAGGCGTCCGTTGGGGTAGCGGGTGACGCGCACCACGAAGCCGCGGTGCGGGGCGGGAGCAGGCTCGACCTGCCCAAGAGGCTTGACGTTCATCAGCAGTACCCCGGGACCGAGTTGCCCTTGCGGCTGTTGCCGTAGCCCATGGCGTCCATGCTCTCGCGGAGGCGCTGCATGTGCTGGAACGAGGGGATGTCCTGCACAGCGGCCCAGAGGACCCAGCGGCCCAGCCGCATGTCGGCGATGGCCTGCTTGGCCTGCGCCATCGCTTCCACCGGGGTGAGGCACTCGGCGACGATGATCAGCCAGCGGTTGCGGTCGCTGGCCGGGAGCGTCCTGCGCTCGATTGGCACGTAGTAGGTAGTCATGGCGGTTTCCTTCGGTCGATCTGTCACGTTACGTGACGTTCCTGTCTGGCTCCCCTTTCCGCGGCGGAGCCGCCCGGGGAGCCGGTCAATCGGTAGAGCCAAACCACCGATTGAACTTGTATTAGACCACAAAACCAGCCTTATGTCAATAGCGTGGCAACGTGTTGTGGTGCGTGACCAACCGTCAGCCAACTACTGTGCCGGGACAATCCCGGAGAAAATCTCCTCGCGCGTCGCGCCGAACAGGCGTGTGACCTGCTCCGCCTTGGCGAGCGTGAGCGGAAGCTCGCCGCGCTCCACCCGGGCGTAGTGGTTGACGTTGAATTCGAGCTGCTCAGCCATTTCGGACTGCTTGAGCCCGGCACGCTCGCGGATCGCCCTGAGGCCGCGCACCTTGGCGGAGCCGCTACGCTGACCGCCGCGCGCGGGGCGCGGACCTTCGGGTGTGTCAGCCACGTCGAGCACACGGCGCGACCCGATGATGTTGTGCGGCAGGCAGTCGTCCCGATGCAGCTCGCCGGCGACGCGATCAGCCTGGCACCACGGGCACCAGCCCGGCGCCTCAGGGTGGCGCTCGCTCGCCTCCAAGGTGTCCCACAACTGGCGCACCAACATGGTCGGTTCTAGGTCCTCCACCGAGGGCAGGCCAAAGCGGACTTGCAGCCGCAAGGCGAGGGAGAGCGGCAGGCGCAGGCCCTGCTCCCAGAAACGCAGATCGGCGGCGTGGAAGCGAGGATCGAGATCGAGGTTTGTCACGTCACGTGACGAGAGCAGCTCGTGGACGGAACAACCCATAGCGCGGGCGATGGCCAGGGCCTCGTCCCACCACGGCTCGGCCTTGCGGAGCTCGATGTCCTTGAGCCGGGCATGGCTGATGCGGGTGACGGAGGCGAGCGCCGCGCGGGGCAGCTCGTGGTGAAGGCGTAAAGGGCGGAGATTAGATAACACAAGCATTTGGATACCTCACTATTTACTTGCTAGTCTGGAATGGGCTATCTAACAACTTGGCTAGCAGGGGGCAAGCGCAAACCCGCAGAAATCCACATGTTTGATGGCTGCTAGCTATTCTAGCATGCGTAGTCACGGCTTAGACAAGAGCGTTTATGGGGGTGGGTTGGATCACGTGACAACGTGGCGGAAATTGCCTCAGCGTTCTGCGGCGGCGGCGGACGCGCGCTGGAGGGCTTCAGAGTGGAAAAAGCACAAAGGCTCTTGTTTTTTGACATACTAAACTTACTAGAATAGCTAGTATACATTTATAGATAGGTGGAATGGTGGGAATCTGCCATTTCTTTTCCTGTATAGACTAGCCAAAATGGTAGATAGCCCGATCGGTGGTAGCAAGTAGCAACCTACACACCAGAGCGCGTGGACACCCGTCCACACTATCCACGCAGCGATAATGTGCGCCAAACAGCTAGTCACGTGACGTGACAACGCGGCTAGGATTATAATCATCCTGCCAACACGTTGCCAGCTTAAATCAACGAGCCAACCTGTTGCCACGTGAATCATAGCGCAAGCTCCGTTGTCACGTGTCATATAATATCTGCGCCGTTGTCACGTGTTCGCAACCAACCGTCAGCCACTACTATACCGAGCATTGTGAATAGCGTTGAGTGGTATAATATCTGCTGCGTTGCCACGTGAGGCCAGCCAACCGTCAACAACTACTATGTCGCAATGCGTCACCCTGTGATTTGTCACGTCACGTGACAGTGCCAGGCACATGGATGAGGCTGGGGTGGATCGCGCCGCGCGCGGATCGCAGGCACAAAAAAGCCCCGCGCTGCACAATGGCAGCGCGGGGCTGAGTGGATTAGGGTTAGGCGGTGGCGGTTTCCTTTTCAGCTGCCTTGGCAGCAGCGCGCGCCTTGCGCTCTTGCTCGGCATTGTTCGCCGCGTTGACGGCCTTCGTTAGGCTGGCGATTGCCGTGCCCATGTCGGTCGCAATCACCTTGGCGTTTTTGTTGCAGTAGTCCTGCAACATGCGGGCTTGTTGGGTAATGAACAAGTGCGCCGCTTCCCGGTCAGCAGGCTTGGCAGGCTTGGCGACCAATTCCGAATGCGTGGGAGCCGCGCCCTTGGCCGGTGCAGACTGTGCCTGACTGCCAGCCGTCTTGCGCTTGGCATTGCTCGCCTTGTCGGTCTGCGCATTGCCAGCGCCAATTTCACCCATGTAGACCGACGCACGCTGTTCGGCATTGCGCAGCACGCGATGCTGCATTTCGGTGCGTTTGCCTTTTTGCTTGGCCCCTAGATTGACCACATCCGGCGAGGCGTAGGACGTGAACAACAGGCGAACGTGGTTCATGCGTGCGTCAGGTGAAGTGCATCCGCGCGGGAATTCCCCGGCTGGCATGCGCGCCGTGGCGATGCCGACAATCGCCTCCTGTCGGATTAGCTTGAGCAACGCCTTGTCGTTTGTGCCAGCCGCTGCCTTGCGCATGACATCGACGAAGTGTGTCTTGCCTGTTTCAGCGCTCATGCCGGCCGGAGCAATTTCAAATAGCGCGATAGTGCGAGCCTTCGCGCCCTTGCCGGTAATGCAAGCGGCGGGAATGGTGAGCGACGAAGCGATAGTAGAGGTAGTCATAAGTAACAGTCCTTTGATTTGTCACGTAACGTGACAGTTGAATATGCAAGCAAGGCCTAATCCCGTCTTGCATGAATAGTTATAGACGCATGGCACGCCGTTGTCACGTAACAGCCGGGCGGCGGCACCACAAAGCATTCTTATTCCGGGCGGAGGCGGCAGGGGGGTTTGACTTCACGCAAGGGGTGGGTGGATGCCCATCACTCGCAAAGGATTTGCCAAAAATTTTCCAAGACCTAAATCATCAACCACATTTACTGTTCAACACCCACAAATTTTTAGGGTTGCCAAATTTTTCCAGCAAAAATATACCGTCCAGGCCTTTCAGGCATCCTCTCCCAAAAACTTCCCAGCCCCGGGGCCTTGTGCCCTGGGGTTTTTTCGTGCAGACACCGCGCCGCAGGGTGAGCCTTGGCGCACCGCGCCCGGGACATCGCGCCTCCACGCACATAAAGGTGTCCCGGGCTTGCACTCATCGCCGTACTGACATACCTACCATCCATGAACACTATTTCGCAGCTGGGGGTGTTCACCGCCCACCCCGGACAGAAGGACCCGACGAGCCTGTCGTGGCCTCCGACGCTGCCGATCGAGCTGGCCCTGCGCACAGCCGACCCGCCCGCCATCCAGATCGAATACGGCTACAACGACGAGGAGTGGGCGCGTCTGCGCAAGAACGAGGCGTTCCTGACCGAGCTGGCCGGCGCCTGCGAGCTGGTGCGCCAGGAGGGCATGAGCTTCAAGCTCAAGGCCAAGCTGATCGCCGAGGAGAACCTCAAGCAGGTGTGGAAGATGGTCCACCAGAGCCATGACCTGGTGCCGCCCGCCGTAAAAGGCAAGCTGATCGAGCTGACCGCCCGCTGGGCCGGGTTCGACCCGCGCACGAACGGGGAAGGCGACGCCGCCGGCCCGCTCAACGCCAACACGCTCAACATCCAGATCAATCTAGGAGACGGGTATTGATTTCGATCGCCCCCATCGAGACGGTCAAGGCGCGGCAGGAGCGGTTCGGATGAAGCTGGGCGCTGACGGCTTCTGGCAGGCCGAGACCTTCGAGGAGCACATGCACCCGGACATAGTCTGGTGCGAGGACCCGGCGTTCGAGCTGGAGTTCTTCAAGCTGGCCGAAGATCGCGGCGAGCGGGTGGACTACGACACGGCCAACCTGCAGTTTGTGGGGGTGATCAAGGTGCCGCTCACGCGGACCGGCAGCTACTACACGAGCGCGGCTCCGGACCCCTACAAGGACAGCCGGGTCCACGGAGTGAAGCCGTGACCCCCGGGTGGCGCAACGTCCCGGTGGTGAACCCTGCCGGGCAGGACGAGTTGCACATGGTGCCTCGGTGCGACATCGAGCCGCACTTTCTTGCGGGTGGCCAGTGCCCCTGCACTCCTGTAGAAGACGACGAGTTTCCGCGGTTCTGGAAGCACAACGCGTTCGATACGCGCGAAAGCTACGAGAACGGGCGCAGGTTTCAGTAGGGGGCGCAGCCGTGCCGGACCTCTCAATGCAAATACGCTGAACATTCAGATTAACCTCGGAGATGGATACTAGACATGGAACGCCCCGACATCATCACCGCCCTGCGCCTGGGGCACGACGAAATCATCCTTCTGCGCCGCCGGGTGGCGGAGCTGGAGCCGAAAGCCCACGCCTATGACACCATCGCGCAGGTTGCGCGGTTGACTGCGCACGAGACCTCGCAGGGGTATGGTGAAGACCCCGCCTGGCGGATGAAGTCAGTCATCGACCAACTCGTTGCCGAGCGTGCGGCGGAGAGCGATGTGGTCACAATCACGGACGAGGTCACCGACGTCGTGCTGCAGGACATCCTGAACCAGCTGCGGCGGTGAGCTACCCCGTCTACCCTGATGGCGCGGAGCTGGATAATACCACTCCGACGCCTGACGGCAGTCTCGGGTGGTGGATGGTGCTCGGCTCGTTGCCGAACATGATCCCGGCATGCGACCTGCGCCCGCACATCCTTGGCGGGGCCTGCCGGTGCCAGCCGATGGACGGCGACGAGATCGTCAGCCATAACGCCCTCGACAGGCGGGAGCAGTACCAACAGCACGGTGCGCGGCCGCACTAGGGGGATTATGGCTCACACGCTCCAGTACACACCGCCGCCGACGGCCTCCCGGTTCATCAAGGACCACCTGCCGGGGGAGCTGTTCTACGACTGGATCGTCGGGCCGGTGGGGTCGGGCAAGTCGACGGCGAACTTCTTCAAGCTGGTCTACATGGCCAAGCTGCAGCGGCCCGGGCCGGACGGGATCAGGCGCACGCGCGCGGTCATCGTGCGCAACACCTCGACGCAGCTGCGGGATACGACGCTCAACAGCTGGTTCACCTGGTTCAAGGACGGGCAGGCCGGCAAGTGGTACGCTACCGACAAGAAGTTCGTGCTGCGCTTCGACGACGTCGAGTGCGAGGTGCTGTTCCGGCCGCTCGACACCCCGGACGACGTCGCGCGGGTGTTGTCGCTGGAGGTCACCTTCGCGATCCTCGACGAGTTCGTGCAGATACCCCAGGCCATCGTCGACGCGCTGTCGGCGCGGTGTGGGCGCTACCCCTCGGCGGTCGAGGGCGGGGCGTCGAACTGGGGCATGTGGGGGGCGTCCAATCCGGACACGGAGGATAACTGGTGGTACGACTACCTGCATGGCTCGCTGACCGTTATTCAGCCTGGCGAGGGCATCAGCCTCCACGGGCGGATGGTGCTCGACAACCGCAACGCGCGGTACTTTCTGCAACCCTCCGGCTTCTCCGCGTTCGCCGAGAACGTCGAGAATCTGCCCGGCGGGCCGGCCTACTACACCAACCAGGCGAAGGGGAAGACCGAGGCCTGGATCAAGCAGTTTATCGAGGCGGAGTGGGGCTTCAGCATCGCGGGGAAGGCAGTGGTCCAGGCGTTCAACGCCTCGGTCCACCTGTCGAAACGGAGACTGGTCTACAATCCGAACCTCCACCTGGTGGGGGGCTTTGACCCGGGGATCGGCGGCGCGGCCATGATCCTGGGGCAGGAGGACCTGGAGGGGCGGCTTCACGTCATCGGCGAGATCATCACCGCCGGTGTCGGCGCGTTGCGGTTCGTCAACGAGCGGCTGCGGCCCTACCTGGCCCGGCAGATGCCCGACCTGCCGCAGGACGGCTTCACGATCGCACCGGACCCGGCGGCGGCGAGCCGGTCGCCCAACGACGAGAGCACGATCCTGCAGACGCTCAAGCGGCACTACCCGGTCTCGATCGAAGACAACAACCGTCTGCCGCTGCGGCTTGACGCCATCGACCACTACGCCACGCGGATGGTCTACGGCATGCCGGCGCTCATCATCGACGAGGTGGCTTGCCCCATGCTGACCCGGGCGCTGAAGGGGGGTTGGCGCTACGCCCTCGACGCGAAGGAGCAGATCAAGGGCGGGGCGGCGGCCAAGCCCGAGAAGAACCAGTATTCCCACCCTGGAGACGGCTTCGGATACCTGTGTCGATACTTCCATCGACAAGCGGTGCGGAATGAACGATACAGCACCGCCGGAGTGGCCAAGTTCGTGCCGCCCCGGAATTTCGGTGGCAACTACCACTTCAAGTAGGGGGCGTTCGATGGCAACCAGGCCGAGTGCAGTGGTCGTGATGGATCAGCAGCCGGCACCGGCCCAGGTAGAGGTCGGGCAGCCGGGGCCGGCGCGCAGCATCGACGCTGCAGCGCTGCAGCAGCTGGGGACCCGGTTCAAGGGCCTGTTCGACCGCTTCGCGTCGGAGCGCATGCCGGCGGAGCAGCAGTGGCTGCGCAACCTGCGGCAGATTCTGGGCATCTACGACCCCGAGATCGAGCGGCAGCTGCCGAAGAACCGCTCGCGAGCCTACCCGCGCCTGACGCGGATGAAGTGCATTTCGATGATCTCGCGGCTGATGAACCTGATGTTCCCGGGCAACGAGGACAACTGGGAGCTGAACGCGTCGCCCTCGCCGTCCATGAGCCCCGAGATGGTGGCCGACGCCGTCGAGGCGCTGATCAAGGAGCGACAGGAGAGCGGCGGCGATCCGTCGCTGACCCAGGACCTGGTCGACGAGGCCGTGCGCCGGCTGGCCGACAAGCAGGCCGGTGCGCTGACAATGCTGCTCAAGGACCAGCTGCTGGAGCTGGGCGGGGACCAGACCGTTGACTGGGTCAACCTCAACCGCAAGGTGACCGAGAGCGCCGTGCGCTACGGCATCGGCGTGCTTGAGGGTCCCTTCGTGCGTAAGGTCGAGACCTCGGGCTGGATGCTCCAGGCGGGGGAGGGCTTCAAGCCGGTCGAGCGGGTGACCTACAAGCCGCAGTACGACTTCCTGCCCGTCTGGGATTTTTACCCTGACATGAGCGCCCGGACGCTGCCCGGAGAGGGGTACTTCATCCGCAAGATCCTCGGCCGCGCGGCGCTGCGCAAACTCGGCGACCGGGCCGACTTCTTCGAGAGCCAGCTCAAGCAGGCGATCGCAGCCATCCCCGGCGGCAACTACAAGCCCAAGAGCTGGGAAAACGAGCTGCGGACCATGGGTCCCTCGATCCACTCCGAGAGCACCTCGGCACAGGCCAGCCTGCGCGAGAAGTACGAGATCATCATCTGGAAGGGGCCGGTCAGCGCCAAGATGCTGCAGGAGTGCGGCGTCGAGGTGCCCGAGGATATGATGTCTGACGACGTCGAGGCCGAGGTCTGGATGGTCGAGAATTATATTATCAAGGCCGAGATCAACGCCTGGCGCAAGCTGGGGCTGCCTATGCGGCAGGTGCACATATTCAACTTCGACGAGGACGACACCAGCCCGATCGGACAGGGGCTGCCCTACGTCGTGCGTGACAGCGCGTTGTCGATCGCCGCGGCCACACGCATGTCACTGGACAACGCGTCGGTGGTGTGCGGGCCGAACCTGGAGGTCAACCTGGCGCTGCTGCGCGCGGACCAGGACCTCACCGGCATCTCCGCCTACAAGGTCTGGTATCGTGACGACGACGGGATCACCACACAGTTCCCGGCGGTGCGCGAGCTGAAGTTCGACGGGCATCTCGCGGAGTTGCAGAGCCTGGTCCGGATGTTTATGGAGTTCGCCGAGCTGGAGACCTTCATCGGCCCGGCGACTGGCGGCGACTTCCAGAAGATGCCCAGCGAGCCGATGCGGACTGCCGCCGGCGCCTCCATGCTCCGAGGCGACGCGGCGCTGCCGTTCAAGGACATCGTGCGCTACTACGACCTGTTCACCCAGTCGGTGATCTGGTCGATGGTGGAGTTCAACAAGAAGTTCAACCCGGACCAGGCGCCCGAGGGCGACTATGACGTGATCCCGCGCGGGGCCACCAGCCTCATCGCCAAGGAAGTGCGCGGCATGCAGCTAGACGCGCTCAACCAGACCCTGTCCCCGGACGAGATGGACCATATCGACGACCGCAAGCTGGTCGAGGCGAAGCTTGCGTCGCGCGACCTCAAGGGCCTCATGGTCTCCGAGGACGTGGCCAAGCAGCGCAAGGACCAGCGGGCGCAGGAGGCGGCGCGGCAGGCCGAGCAGCAGAACCGCGCTATGGAAGCGCAGATCGACAACACCAAGGCGGACACCTTCAAGGCTGTCGCCCAGGGCCAGAAAAACGCCGCCGGAGCCGACAAGGTGTCGGTCGATACCGCGATGGCGATGATCACAGGAAGCGAAGATGGCAAGCCGAAAGCAGGAACTAAGCGAGCTGGCGGCGAGGCTCCGCGAAGGAGCTAAGCTGCAGGACCCGATGGCGCGTGCCGCCGTCCAGCTGTTGATCATGTCTGCGGACGACGCGAAAGAAAGCCTTGTCACAGCAGAGGGTGAGGATATGTATCGCCTGCAGGGGGCTGCAAGGCATCTCAGAATGCTCATCCGAGAAGTGACAACCGAGCCCCCGAAGATTGGAGACTGATTTATGGCTACCCGCCCCGACACGATCCCGGCGCCTTCCGCACCCGCGTCCGAGCTGGCGCCCCCGGCGCCCCAGCACAGCGAGGAGTTCGACGATGCCTTTGCCGCCGCGCTCTCTGACGACAGCGGCGCGGCAGTCGAGACACCTGCGCCGGAAACGCCGCCCGCTGTCGAGACGCCGCCGGCTGTAGAAACACCCGCGCCGGAAACGCCACCTGCGGTGGAGACACCCGCCGTCGAGACGCCTGCGCCGGAAACGCCGGCAGCCCCCTCGACAGCGGACGAGATCGTCCAGGGTCTCGCGGACCTGCTGAAGAACCCGCCCGCACCGGCGGCTACGGCACCCGGCGCCGGCCAGGAGCAGCCTCCGGCCGAGGAGCAGCCGCTCTACTCCGCCGAGGAGCAGGAAGTCCTGGCCGCGTTCGAGAACGACTGGCCGGATGTCGCCAAGGCAGGCAAGCTCGAACGCCGGGCCGAGTACCACGACTTGATGAAGTTCGTGTTCGGCCAGGTGGCGCAGTACACCGCGCCGCTGTTCGAGCAGATGCGCACGATCGGCAACACGCTGCACGTCAGCGAGCTGACCTCCAAGGTGCCGGACTATTCAGAGTCGCTGGAAGCTGACGTTGCTGCCTGGGTGGATACTCAACCTTCCTACTTGCAGCAGGGCATGAAGCAGGTTATGCAGGGCGGGACATCGGACGAGATCGCTGATCTTATCGGGCGTTACCGGGATGCGACGGGCCAGATCGCGCCGCCGGCAGCAGCAGCTGCCCCGGCGGCTCCTCCGGCCTCAGCACCCGCAAAAACTGAGCTGTCTAGCGCTGCCAAACAAGCGGCAGAGTCGTTGGCCCCAGTCAGTAGCGACAGGACGCAGGTCCCAGCCGGGGAGGACTCCGGCGATTACGACTCTGCATTCAGCCGGTACGCTGCGGAACTGATGCCGAAGTAGACATAAGCTAGGGGGCTCAGACTATGGTAACTTATGGTGACGTCACTCCTGCAGTAGCTGCATGGGCGACCGTTCGCATGCTCAGCCGGGCGCTGCCGCTTCTCGTGTTCGAGAAGTTTGGCCAGACGTTCCCGCTGCCGACCAACTCCACTCAGGTGGCGAAGTTCCGCCGCTACTTCCTGTCCGGCGCCACCGGCTCGGCAGGCTCGGGTGCTGGCGAATTCTACACGCCTCTGGCGCTGACGCCGCTGGTCGAGGGCGTCACGCCCGAAGGCCGGGCACTCGCCAACCAGGACTACACGGTCCAGCTGGCGCAGTATGGTGACTACATCACCATCACTGATGTGGTGAACGACACGCACCCCGACAACATCCTCGCAGAAGCCACCGACATCCTCGGCGAAAACGCGGCGGAGACGGTCGAGACCCTGCGGTTCAACGTCCTGAAGGCGGGCACCAACGTGTTCTACGCCAACAACGTCGCTGGCCGCTCCACGGTTGCCACGGCGATCAGCCGCACCGACCAGCGCCGTGTCACCACCGCGCTGAACCGCCAGAACGCGAAGAAGATCACCTCGATCGTCGCCTCGCGGCCTGACTACGGCACGGCCTCGGTCGAAGCCGGCTACGTCGCGGTGGTCCACCCGGATCTTGAAAGCGACATCCGCGGCATGACCGGCTTCAAGGCCGTGGCGGACTACGGCCCGCACACGTCGCCCTGGGAAGGCGAGATCGGCTCCTGCGAGCAGGTCCGCTACGTGGCCACCACGGTCGCCAAGCCGTTCCTCGGAACCGGTGTTGCCACGGCCTCGGCCGCGACCCTGCGCCACTCCGACAGCGGCGGCGGCGACAAGGTCGACGTCTACCCCGTCCTGGTCTTCGCGCGCGACGCCTTCGGCATCGTTCCGCTGAAGGGCAAGTCGGCCATGACGCCGATGGTCGTCAACCCGAAGCCGGCTCCGGGCGATCCGCTCGGCCAGCGCGGCACTGTCGGCTGGAAGCTGTGGACCGCCACCGTGATCCTGCAGGAAGCCTTCATGGCTCGCCTGGAGGTTGGCGCCACGGCGTAACCGTCATCGTCACGCGGGGTGGGTTTCGGCCCGCCCCCACCGACACTCGAATAGGGGTTCAAGATCATGGCTGCTGATTCCGCCGACACCAAGGCTCAGGGCATCGTCAACTTCGCCACCGGCACCACTACCGGTGCTGCGGCGGCTGTCGACGTCACGCTGGGCTTCAAGCCGAAGTTCGTGAAGGTCTTCAACGAGACCGACGCGATCCTCTGGGAAAAATACGCCGGCCAGGCCGACGCCGACACGGCGAAGACCACGGCCGGCACGACCGGTGCCAACGACACCGTCACCACCTCCAAGGACACCGGCTCCGCCATCGTCCTCAAGGGTGGCAACGTCGAGGGCGACACCTACGCCGGCTTCTCGATGTCGGCGACGCTCGCCGATACGGCGAAGGTTCTGCAGTGGGCTGCCTGGGGCTGACTTAGGCAGCGGGGGCTGAAGCGCGGTGGTGCGTACCTCATCCGCACCACCGCGCTTCTACCGCAACATGAGAGTAGGGGCGCTCGCCATGAGCTACAACTGCATCCGCATTGAGCGTGAGCGCGAGGGCTTCGAGGTCACCTGCAGCGATCCCGAGATCGTCAAGCAGAACGAGGCGCGCAACGCAGAAGTCGCCGGCAGCACGCCGTGGAAGGACCCCGAGGTGGAATTCACCTTCGAGACCAAGGAGCAGGTGCTCAAGTTCCTCGAACTCGCGATGGACAAGGCGTTGCCGATGGACACCTACAGCTCGACATTCGATAAACTGGCGAAGGACGCAATGAAATGACCGAGGAAAGCAAGAGTTACGACGTCTTTGGCGTCACCATCACGCCGCTCCCGGGCGGCTATTACGAACTGAGCCACAGCACCCTCATCGAGCCGGAGCGTGTCCGGGGCAAGGAAAAGGCCGATACCCGCGCGGGCGAGATCGCTGCCGCTGTTGGCACCCTCGAAGGCCGCATGGAACCTCAGCCAGAGCTGAGCGAAGTTCTTCCGCTGGGGCAGGAGAGCGACGAGCGCGTGGCCGCGCTGGAGCAGCTGGTGGCGGGGCAGAACGCCAAGATCGATCAGCTTCTGGATCTTGTCGCCACCACGGTGCAGACGACCGGCGAGATCACCAATCCCAACCCGCTTTCCGTCATGCCGCGCGCGTACCGCGGTGAGGCGTCGAAGGAGCAGAAGCGCCTGGCGAAGGCTGTGGGCGTTGAATATGTCACGATCGTGCTCGAAGATGTTCCCGAGATCCCACCCACCGGGCTTTACCTGGGCCACAACGGCGACGGCTACATGATCATGCCCGGCGAGGCGGTCGACGTTCCGGACTTCCTGCTCGAAGTTCTGGACCACGCCGTGCTTTCCACACCGATCCAGGACAGCAAGACGCAGAAGGTTCTTGGCTATCGCGACAGGATGAGATACCCCTACCACCGCGTCTAACCACGAGGGGGTGGGGGTATGACCCTCGGAGAGTTGCTTACACTTCTGCGCAGGGCCATCCTCAACGATCGCACCGATCGCACTGCCGGCACGTCCGACTACCTGTGGACGGACGCGGACCTGGTCACCTACATCAACGAGGCTCAGCGTCGGTTCGCCACGCAGGGCCTCGTTCTGCGTGACGGGACCACGGACGAGGTGACCAAAGTCACCCTGGTGGCGGGCCAAAGCGTCTACCCGCTGCACGAGAGCGTGATCGCGATTGTCTCGGCCAAGCTGGCGACCGACCAGGCCGATCTGGTCCGGGTGGGGCACAGCGTCTTGGCCGCCTACAGCTCGCCGTCGGACAACTGGACCGACCCCGCGACGTACCAGGGGCTGCCGCCCGGGCCGACGCTGGCCTACTCGACTGACGAGTATCTCCAGGACTACGACACCGACAGCCTGTCGCAGATGTCGCTACGCGTCCACCCAGTGCCTACGGCGGACCAGGCTGGAGACATCATCCGCCTGCGCGTGGTGCGCAAGCCGATCGACAAGTTTCTTGTCACCAGCCTGCACATGGTCCCGGAAATCTCGGAGGACTACCACATCGACATGCTCGACTGGGCGGCGTATCTCGCGCTGCGGATCGTCGACGACGATGCCGGTAACGTCAAGCGCGCAGCGGATTTCAAGCTGACGTTTGAGCAGAACGTCAAAAAGGCTCGCGCCGAGACAATGCGGAAGCTATTTGCTCCGCTAGGCTGGGGCTTCGGTTGCGGCGGGTTCAGCTGGGGGACAGCGAATGGCTAACGACAATAGCAGCCCGGCAGGTCGCGCCATCCGCGCTTTTGCCGATACAATTAACGTCGGGGTGAACTCGGCCACTGGTGGCCTGCTCAACAAGGGTATCGGTTACCTGATGGGTGCGACGCCCGAGCAGGTGGCCCAGGCAGACGCCGAGCGTCGGGCCAGCCTTGGAGCAGCGGGCAACGTCGCTGCGGGGATCGGGAACGTGTACGGGCTTTCCAAGCTCGGCGCCGGGGTTGCTGCAGCGCGCGCCGCGCCGGCGGCGTTGACACGCTCGCTCTCACCCTTCTCCCTTGCGCTTCCCTCGGCTGGGGGTGTTGTGGCGGCTGCGGTGCCGAAGTCGTTCGGTGCGGCTGCCAAGCTGGCGGCTGGGGGACTGGCGTTCGGAGCGCCGGTTATCGGCGGCTTGGACAGCACTGTGAACACCCCTGGGGCGCCGAGCGGAAAGCCGTCGATGGATGGTGCAGCAGCTGTGCGCGCGGTCTTGGACCCGGTAAGCCAGGCACTCTCACAGGGGCGTGCAGCTCCAGCTACGCTGACGCCTTACGACAAGCAGCTGGCGGCGCTGAGCACGATCCTCGGCAGCTCGAAAATGACGTTGAGTGATCTGCAGGCTGTGACTGGGATGCTGCCCAAGCAAAACAAGCCCTTCTCGCCGAAGGATGTGATGGTCGGCCAGGCAGCGGCCCAGTCGCAGCAGATGTTCCAGCAGCAGCTCAACGACGCGGCCAAGCTGGCGGATACTGACCCCGAGAAGGGTGCGGCGGCGCGCGACGCGGCGATGGCGGCGGAGTTCCAGCGCCGGATTTCGATCCTCGGCTCCAACCCGATGAATGTGGCCCAGGCACAGCTGCTCGTTCCCGACCAGGAGAACTAAATGCCCTACGTTGGCGGCGTCTACGTCCCGGACACGACGATCCCGCAGATCGACACGCCGACCCCGCGTGCGAGCTATGGGCAGCTGCTGTCCAACGCCGCCAGCGAGACGGTCAACCAGGTGCGCTATGGCGTGCCTTACGCGATCCAGAAGCTCGCCGGCGGTCTGACGCCCGAGCAGGAACAGGCATACCAGTCGAACCTCGGACGCCCTAGCGCGATCCATCCAGCCAGCGTTGACGACGTCACTGGAGGTAAAGTCGGTGTCGGTCGGTTCATCGCCGAGAACCTGATCGGCTCGCTTCCGTACATGGCCGGTAGTGTAGCGGGCGGTGTGGCTGGGTACGCCGCAGGCGGTGCCAAGGGCGTAATCCCGGGCATGATCATTGGCGGCACACCGCAGTTCGCTGGGTCTAACGTCGATCGGGCAGTGCAGGAGCAGGGCGGGCTCAGCCAGAAATCGGCGGCCTTGTCGCTGGCGACAGCTCCGCTTCAGGCGGCTTCGGACGCGTACAGCGAGGGCGTGGTCGGCAGGGCGCTCCCCGGGCTCGGCAAGATTTTCGGCGCCATGGAGCACACCGGCGGGTTTGTCTCTCGCACGGCGAAGGCGATGGCACGGGTTGGCGCGACGGAAGCCGTCACGGAAGCCGCGCAGCAGCTGGGTGAGCGGAACGCCGCCGGCCTGCCGGTCACCGGCTCCGACGCCACCAAGGAATATGTCAATGCAGCCGTCACCGCCTTTGCGGTTGGTGGTGTGCTCGGTTCTCTTGGCGGCATCCGCCGCAGCCCGGCGGTAATGAAGCCTGCCAACGAGGTGACTAGCGAGGACCTCGACGCGCACATTAGCGCGGTGCTGCACCCGGAGCTGCTGGCTCTGCCGCCTCCGGAGGCCTTCGGCCGCAACTCAGCACCTGGCGAGACGTTGGCGCTGCCTTCCCCGGAGATGTTCGGGCGGTCGTCGCAAGGCCCCGCCGTCGGCACCGGGCCGGTCATCGCCGCCGAGAACCCGACCAACTTCATCACGGACAGCGCGGGGAACACGCTCCCGGCGGGGCCGGAGGCGCAGCAGGACCTCCTGGCAGTGCGCAACCAGCCGGTTCAGCCGCCCACTATCACCGACGCGGTGCGCGCGATCCTGGAGCAGGGAGCGCCGCCGGCCAGCCCGGCGCTGTCAGCCTCGACATCGCTGAGCCGTGGGTTGCAGGGAACCCAGCTGGAGGGGCTGAACCCTGACGTTCAGCCAGAGACGGCAGCTCTGGAGGCTCTGCGCAACCAGGGCGCCTCTGCACAGGTGGAGACACTGGCTCCGCAGGTCGCACCGACCGCGCTGCCGGAAGCGCCGTTCGACGAGCATCTCGACGAGCTGAAGAAAGGCCTGCGTGGCGGGTTCGTCCAGAGCGTCACGGCGACCGACGAGCTGGACCTCGCCAACAAGGTCTATGACCAGATCTTCACCGAGCAGGACACGCGGTCGAACACGCGGAAGTTCGCGCAGCGGCTGGGCATCCTGGACGAGAAGGGTAACCCGGGGCCGCTCGGGCAGCTGATCGAGGAGCAGCGCGCGGAGGAACAGGCGCAGGTCGCGGCCAAGGAACAGACCACCGCCGCAGCTCTGCAGGGAACCGCCGACGCTCTGAGCGCGGGGGCGGTCGCAGCACCGCTCAGGATCGACCCGAGGCCCGCGCTGATCTCTCCCGAGGTTGAGGCGGAGATGGCTGCAGCGCGTCGGGCTGCGAAGATCGAGAATGCTGTGTCATCCAAGGGGCTCGACACCCCGGAGCAAGTGTTCCAGGCGCTGGCCACCGACTCGAATACATCCGGCAGCAGTCAGGCTACGCAGATCGAGCGGCTCGCGCAGGAGCTGGGGCTCATCACCAAGGACGATGCGCGCGACGTCACACCGAAGGGCCGGCAGGTTTACCTGAACTCCGGTGCCGGCCTGGATGCGGCAGTCAACCAGGCCCAGTCGCAGGGTTACACCGGCAAGCAGGCTTCGATGTTCGAGCGCGGGGTTCGGACTGTTGTGCAGGGCAAGCAGTCCGAGGTGGCGCTCACCGACACAGCGGACTTCGAGGCGCACCAGGCCGGGGTCGAGTGGGCCAAACAATTCATCCAGCGCGGAGACGTCAAGACCGCTGCCCAGACTGCGGCGTTGCTGCAGCGCACCGATGCGCAGAAGGCCGGCAAGACCGCCTCCGCACCCCGCGTGACGCGCGACATCAGCCCGGCTGAGATCAAGCGCAAGGCGCAGTACGCGCTGATCAACAGCGCTGACATGACCGGCATCCCCGATCCGGAGCAGGCAGCGCTGCGGCGCATGGTGGCGGACGGCACCACATCCGAGGAGCTGGGCGCCGCGATCCAGAAGCTGCAGGGCGGTGATACGATCCGGCAGGCGCCGGCACGCCCGGCCCAGCGTCCCGAGACGTTCGGCCGTGGGCAGCCGGTTCTGCGGCAGACCTTGGAGTTCGTGGACAGCGGACCGCAGGGCAGGAGCGCCCAGCGCGCTGAGACCGACGTGGCGGTGCGGGCCTACGACTTGCGCAATCTGATCCAGATGGCGCGGGCCGAGAACGCCATGACCCAGGCACGCGCGGACAAGCTCCACACCCTGCTCGACGAGGGCAAGGTGGACCAGGTCGAGCGGCTGGTGAAGGACTTCGACGAGAACGCGAAGCCGCGCGGCAAGACGGCCAAGCTCGCCGACAGCCGCAACAGCCTATCCGGCGCCAACGACGCCGCGTTCGAGCAGGCGATCTCCGGCAAGACGTTCCTCGACGCGACCAAGCACATGGCCGAAAACGCGCCGAGCCCCTTCTACCGCGAGCTGATGACCAAGGTCCGCACTCTCGGGCAGATGCTCGAAAAGCACGGCATGGAGCTGGAGCTGCGTATCGTCAGCCCGAACGACGGCCCGCTGACCGGCTCCGTCGCCCCGGCAGAGCTGGACGATGCAGGCACCAAGGCGGTCACTCATCTGCAGTTCCAGCCCACAGCCAGGGCGACGGTCTACCTCAAGAACGTCGAGCACGGACCCGACGCGGCGATGAACTACACCACAGCGGCCCATGAGATGGTGCACGCTGTCTCCATGCTGCTCTACGACTATGGACAGAACCCGGAGCAGTACGGCAAGACCGAACTCGGCAAGGCGGCAAAGGAGCTGGACGAGCTGCTGCAGGCTGTGCGCAGCCACTTCCTGGCGCGTCAGTCGAGCGGCAAGACGCTTACTGAGTTCGAGCAGCGTGTCCTCGCTGGCGACAACAACATCCTGCACGACGCGCACGAGTTGCTGGCGTGGGGGTTGACCAACCCTGAGATGCAGAGCTACCTGAACAGCATCTACTACAAGCCCCGGCAGACTGTGTTCAGCCGCCTCGTGGAGGCCGTGCGCAGCCTGCTGGGGTTGGAGGTCCGGCACGACGGCGCGCTGGCGCACTTGCTGCTCACCTCCGAGCGTATCTTCGGCGCGCCCAAGGCCGAGCTGCAGGGTCTGCTCTCCCGCAACAACCCCGGTTTCGACGCGCAGCGGCAGTTCTCGGTGGCCCTGCGCTCCGAGACCATGGACGCGCGCAACCGCACGGCAGAGGCTTCCAGCGGCGTCACGCGCGCGGCTGCTGACATGCTTGTCAGTGCTGCCGACAAGATCAGCATCCGCGAGCTGGGCACCCAGACCCGGCGTAAGATTCTCGGGTGGCTGAGCACCAACCAGATCGTGCGCCAGTACGGGCACCTGATGCCAGGCCTCATGCAGTACGTTGACGCACACCGGGAACGCGTCGCGGTGCGTAGCCGGCTCGAACAGATGGGCGACGGCGCGGTGCAGCGTTTCGACAAGTTGGAGCGCACCAAACCCAACATGGCCAAGACGCTGGGGGAGCTGATGGCCACGGCCACAGAGTTCCAGCTCGACCCCAGCAAGACCTGGGAGCAGCACGAGCACCTCAAGGGGCACCCGAACGAGGCCGCGCTGAAGCAGCTGCACACGCAGGCGTTGGACATGCGCGACAAGCTGCGCCGCGGCGATGGGGCGGGCTGGGCCATGTTCAACGAGTTCCGCGCGCTCAACGAGGCGCAGAACTACGCCCGCCTCGCGGCCAGCCTGCACAACTTGGTAGCGCTCGACCCGGAGCTGTCGCTCGGGGTGCGGGACGCGGATGTGAACCCGGTGGATATGTTCATGCGGGAGCAGGGCCTGTCGACGCCGGAGGCAATCCGGGACCACTGGAAGAAGCTGTTGCAGGAGCAGCTCACCAAATCGCAGGATTTCGTGGATGCGAAGCGGGGGGAAGCGGCACAAGGCACCGACGCCGAGCTGCGGGCGGCGAACGACCACCTCGCCCCGATCGAGATGAACATCGACGCCATCGGTGAGGCGCTGAAGGGTATGCGCAAGGCGCCCTACTTCCACCTTGGCCGCTACGGCGATTACTTCGGCTCGGCCACGGTCCGGAAGATTAACGGCGTCGCAGATGCGGCGGCGGTGGAGCACGTCGGCAAAGCGCTCGCCGCGAAGGGCTTCACCGACGTGCAGATCAGCACCGACAATACCCGGCCGCGCATCGCGCTGCGGTTCGTCACGCTTGACCAGGCCCACAAGTTCCAGGAGGTGATGGACACGCTTGGCCGGCAGGGGCTCCTCGACGAGGGGTGGAACGAGAAGGGCCACGGCTCCGAGGCGCGCGTGGGGCCGCGCAGCCGGGGGGACTATTTCGGCACTTCCGACGGACCGCCGGCCTACGTGCAGCGGTACATCGAAGCGATCGAGTCCAGCCCGACCTACACGCCGGACCCGGACATGACGCCGAACGAGGTGGCAGCGCTGGAGCACAGCAAGCAGGAAGCGATCCGGCTGGCGCGAGACACATGGCTCGACATGCAGCCGGACAGCTCGATCAGCCGCGTGCTGACTCGGCGCTACGCGGTTCCGGGCTACAATAGTGACATGGTGCGCAACTGGGCGCAGCGCTGGCGCGTGGGCTCGATCAGCCTCGCCAATGTAGCGTCCATGCCCAAGTTCAACGAGGCGTTCGTCTCGATGCGCAGCCAGGTCGAGGGGACCAGCTCCGTGGTCGACGCGGCCAAATACAACGACATCACCACCGAGATGAAGGCGCGCAACGCGCAGAACCCGGTCAACGAGCTGGCCACGACCTTCGACAAGGCGCGGGCCTTTGCGCATGCCTACTTCCTCGGGCTGTCTCCCGCCTACGGCCTGATCAACATGACACAGCTGGGCGTCACCGCGCTCCCAGAGCTGGCCAAGGTCCACGGCTACGCCAAGTCCTTCCACGCCATGCGGCGAGCCAGCTCGATCGCGTTCAAGGTGCTGAAGGCAGCGACCAACGAGGCAGTCGCGCTCGGGCCGAAGCACTACGCCGACGTGGCGATTACCGAGAGCGTGCTCGACAAGGCCGGGCTGTCGCAGTCGGAGAAGAACTTCGCCATGGCGATGCTGGCCACCGGCACCATCGACATCGGCTCGGCGGCGCGGTCGCTGGCGCAGGTGGCGGAAAGCCGGACCGGGTCCAAGACCGATATCGCGCTGCGGTACGCCTCGGCGATGGGTCTCTACACCGAGACCTTCAGCCGCCTCACCACGGCGCTGGCGGCGCGCGATCTCCACGGCGACAAGCCGGCCGCCGAGGCCTACGCCGCCAAGGTGGTCTCGCACTCGATGTTCGATTACCAGACCTGGAACACCGCGCGGCAGATGGGCAAGCAGGGCTTCGCTGGCCCGGTGACGCCGATAGTCACGCAGTTCATGAGCTACTCGGTCCAGATGACTGAGAAGCTCTATTCCGAGGCGACGGATGTCTTCGCCAAGGCACGCCCGGGAGAGAGCGAGCAGCAAGCTGCCGAGCGCCGCGCCGGGGCTCGCCGGTTCCTGGCGGGGCACCTCACGGCGGTCACAGCGCTGGCAGGTACGCTGGGCATGCCCTTCGCCACGGTCTTCGCTGCTGTGCTGGACCGGCTGTTCGGCAGTGACGATGAACCGCTCGATGTCACGGCGTCGTGGCGCGGGTTCCTCTCCGACGTGCTCGGCAAGGACATGGGCGAGATTGTTGCACGCGGCCTCCCCCGCGCTGCCGGGTTCGACTTGTCGCAGCGCGCGGGCGAGCAGAGCCTGCTGCCCTTTTCCGAGTTCCTCGCGGATCACCGCAGCTGGAAGGAAGCGATGAACAACTCGGCCGGGCGCGGCATCGGCGCGGTGCCCAGCATGATCCAGAGCATCCTCGACGGCGGCGACCAGATTGCCAACGGCGACGTGCTCAGCGGTATGAAGGCGATGCTGCCGGTGGCGTTCAAGAGCCCGGTGGAGGTCTACCGCATGACCACCGACGGCTACGTGGACACCAAGGGCAACAAGCTACCGCTCACGCCCAAGGCGAGCGACTATCTCTGGCAGCTGATCGGGTTCTCCCCAGCGGCGAAGGCGGAGTACCAGGAGGCGCGGCAGGACCAGCAGGTTCGCCGGGGCGACCTCACACGCCGGGCCAACAGCTTGCGGCAGCACATCGTGCAACGCCTTGTGGTGGGAGACACCGAGGGCGCCAAGGCGCTGATCAGCGATGCACAGGCGTTCGACCAGGCCAACCCGGACTTCGCTGTGGTCCCGAGTTTGGCTGGCGCACTGACTCGGCAGGCACAGGCACGGGCGCGCGCGCAGGCGCTGCAGACGCCTATTGGGGTGTCCATGCAAGATATTGCTGGTCAAGACCTGACCAGATACGCTAACGTCAACATTGGACAATAGTCAGGGGGCTGGCACCATGTCGTTTTCAAATGCTACCGAAACCGCGCTGATGTCGCTGATCTTCCTGGCGACAGGCTGGTCCGGCTACGCCGATAATACCGCAACGTCGCCGGAAACCAATATCATCGTGGGCCTGCACACCGCAGATCCCGGCGAGGCTGGCACCATGGCGACCAGTGAGTGCGCCTATGGCAGCTACGCGCGCCAAAGCGTGGCCAGGTCGGGCAGCGGATGGGCTGTTACTGGCGGCAGTGTGTCGCCGGTGGCCAACATCGACTTCGTCGCCGCAACCAGCGGGACCGAAACCGTCACGCACGGATCGGCCGGGAAATCGGGCGGCGGCGCTTCCGCGATCCTGATGTCCGGAGCGGTCACGCCCAACATCTCCGTGGTCATCGGGGTCACGCCGCGGTTCACCACCGCGTCGGCGTTCACGGTCGACTAAGCCGGTGCAGGGCGAGTTCCGGGGACTCCTTGAGCGCGGAGACGCTCAGGCTTTGGTCAGCGCCTGGGGGCAGATGTTCCCCGGCATGCCGAAGCCGGAGTCGCTGGAGCACGCCGAGATTGCCATGCATATGGCGCGCACCGGGGCGAGCACAGTAACATTTCGAGCGCGGGCCTGGTCGCATGCCTGGCTGCTGGAGCGCAGTCTCCCCAGCCAGCTGCCAGACGAGTTGAAGCCCAGAGCGCAGCGGCTACACCCGGTCATTGTCGACGCGGTGGTTGTGGGCAAGCCCACCATGCCGAAGTGGCTAGAGCCGGTGGCTGTCGAGATGCAGGGCGCGATGATCTACGCTGTCGAGGACTGCTACGCCAACGGCGACAAGGAGCCGGAGATCGTGCGGGGCCGGATGCAGGAAGCCCGCGAGACGACGCAGCGGAAGCTGCTCGGAAACCTGAACATGGAGTAGTGCCGTGGCGCACATAATCGCAGACCGCGTCCTGGAGACGAGCACCACCACTGGCACAGGTGCGCTGACGCTTGCCGGAGCTATCACCGGCTACCGGGCGTTCTCAGCTGTGTGCGCGACCAGCGACACTGTGGACTACGCGATCTTCGCGGTGGATACGAACGGGGTCCCGACCGGAGATTGGGAGGTGGGTGTCGGGACATACTCCGCCGCCAGCACGCTGACGCGGACCACGGTGAAGGCATCGTCCAACACCGGCTCGGCGGTTAGTTTCGCCGCAGGCACCAAGCGGGTCGGGATCAGCGTTATCGCAGCGACACTCCCAGGCAAGGGCGCCGCGTTCCCCGGCTCCCCAGCGACCGGCGACAAATTCTACCGGACCGACCGCCACATCGAATATTTTTACGACGGCACCCGGTGGCTGTCGACACAGCTGTTCACTGGCGACGTGCAGACCACCGAGACCGTGCAGCCGATCGCGGTGACCGCGACGCTACGCATGGCGAACCCATGGTGGAACCTTTACGACATATACGTCGAGCGGTTCGTGGTCACCTACTTCAACAACAGCACCACGGCTTCTAACTACTACGTCACTCAGCTGTACGCACGTGACGGGGTTGGCTCCACGGCGCTGGGTAGCGGGCTGTCAGGACAGAACGACACCCAGAGCAGCTACATCGCACATAGCGAGACCATCGATACCGTGGTCGATAAGGCGACTGATGCATTTACCGCCCTGGAGGCGAAGACACGCACGTCGACGTGCTATGTCCAGAATTCGTTCACCTATCGACTGGTTGGCTAAATGCTGGGTCCAGAATTCGTTCACCTATCGACTGGTTGGCTAAATGCTGGGCGACGCCCCTCTTGGGTCAACCCCCCTCGGGGCGCAGTTTAACACCTTCTCCGGTGTTCTGGCTGCTGCGCTATCCAGCGCGGCGACCGGCGCTTTTGCGGCTGTTGGTGTCGGGATTGCCGCTGCCGCGCTGAGCGCTGCCGCCACCGGGATCGTCAATGTGACCGCTGCGTCGACAGCGGCAGCAGCGGTCTCCAGCGCCGGGGTTGGCGGGTTTTCCGGTGTGGGGGCGTCCACAGCCGCGAGTGCGCTGAGCGCGTCGGGGGCCGGCAATTTCTCCGGCGCCTCGGCGGCTACGGTTGCTGCAGCGCTGGCAGCTGCCGGCGTCGGGAACTTTACCGCGTCGAGCTTCAACATCCTGCCGGCCGCGCTGAATTCCGCGGGCGTGGGTGGTGGAGGCTTCCAAGGGACCGCCATTGCTCCGGCGGCGCTGCAGGCGGCGGCATCCGGGTCCTTCTCGGCAGTGGGTCAGGTGATCGCCTCCAGAGCGTTGGCGGTGAGTGGCTCCGGCTCCGCGACGTTTGTTGGGCGGTCCACGGCTGCGGGTGTGTTGCTGGCGGCAGGTACCGGCGGTTTTGTCGCGACTGCGACGTTGCCGGCAGTGTCGACCCCCGACGAGCGGATCGCTGTCGTGGCGGCGCTGGCGCGCACTGTGGATGTATAGGGGTTAGACAGCTCGGCTTGTTGTGGTAGGTAGGGTCGAAAGCAGCAGGCGGGGGCGCGAATGTACGTGTGGGCAAAGAAAGACCCCGACGAGGTCCTCGACTACAAAGTTTCGTGGGCCGACGTCCTGGAGGCGAGCGAGACAATCGCCACGTCCCTGTACCTTCTCGTCCAAGGGACTGTCGTATTCGACTCCGACGACATCATCGGCGAGAGCACGTTGGTCTGGATCAGCGGCGGCACTCTGAACGAGCGCTGCATCATCACCAATCGGATCACCACCAGCCTTGGGCGCACCTACGATGCGACCATGCGCCTCCGGATCGGGAGTAAGTAGATGGGCGCAGCACGCGCAGATCGGGTCAAGGAGACGTCAGTCTCCACAGGCACTGGAAACTTCACGCTGGCCGGCGCGGTCACCGGGCACCAGGCGTTCGACTCCGCGTGGTGGGTCAGTGACGGCGACACCGTGAACTACTTGATCGAGGCGGTGGACAGCTCCGGCGTCCCGACAGGAGCGTGGGAGGTGGGGCTGGGTACCTGGACAGCTGGCGTCCTGACCCGCACCACCGTCTATGACAACGGCAGCCAAGGAACCACCCCAGTCAATTTCGCTGCCGGGCTCAAGCACGTGTCGGTGGTGCTCTCGGCCAACGCGATCACCACAATGCTGCGCACGCTCAACCATGTGATTCTCAGCGGCGCAACCGCCACAGTGTTGAGCGACTACGATAACACCATGCTGGTGTGCACGTACGCAGCTGGCGCCAAGACAATCACAGTTCCACCAAACTCCACCGGGGCTTTCCCGCAAGGCTTTTCGTGCTGGGTGTTCAACGCCGCCGCGTTCGACGTCACGCTCGCGGCTGGTGCAGGTGTGACGCTCGATGGCAACTCGCTGGTGCTTCCAGCCTACTCCTCCGCGCTGCTGGTGAAGCAGTCATTCACGAACACGTGGCGGGTGCTGCGGGTCATCGAGCCCGGGCAGTGGGGCGCGCTGGTCAAGAAGGCAGCCGACGAGACCGGGGCCGATTACAGCACTGCCACCGCTGTCGCTTGGGACGCCGAGGTGCGCGACACGCACGCGATCCACAACAACGTGACCAACAACACCCGGATGCTGGCTCCGACCGGGGCGAAGCGCGTGCGGTTGCGGACCACCATCGAACTAGCCAACAACACCGCGAATAATTGGGTGGAGGTCCGGATCAAGAAAAACGGTGCCGCGTTCGACGGCCAGGCCGGTCAGGTCGCGGAGACCGGCGCGACAACTCCGATCCTCAGCTGCGAAACAGCCGAGGTGGCCGTGACTGGCGGTACCGACTATTTCGAGGTGTTCCTGCGCACGCAAGACACCGCTGTGGACGTGGTTGCCGCAGGCAGCTGGTTCGAGCTGGAGGTCGTTGCGTAATGGCCAGCCAGCCGCCCGGCGAGCCCCCTGAGTCGATCATCTGGTCGGAGTTCGGTGGGATCAAGAACACGGTCGCAGCTGAGCGGCTGCGGATCGGCGAGCTGGAAGCGGCTGTCAACATCGACATCGACGACGCCGGGCAGCCGCGCCGCCGTCGGGGCTACGTGCTCAAGGACGCTGCGAGCTACCACAGCGCGCGGACCATCGCGGGCCGGACCTTTGTTGTGAAGGACGGCGTGCTCGGGACCCTCGTGCCGGACTATACCTTCACCGCGATCGCGGACGTCGGCCCGGACCCGCTGGCATACACTGCTGTCGGGGAGACGGTCTACTACGGCTCGCGGTCGACATCCGGCAAGATCGTCGACGGCCAGGCACGGGCGTGGGGCGCGCTGGTCAGTGCCGGCGACTGGGTCTCCCCGGTCATGCGTCCGACGGATACCCTGGGCGCTATCGCCGGGCGGCTGCTCGGCGCCCCGCCGCTCGCCACCGAGCTGGAGGCTTACAAGGGGCGCATCTACCTCGGGCTCGACAAGCTGATGTGGTGCACCGAGCTGTTCCTCTACGACCTGGTCGACAAGACCAAGGGCTTCGTCCAGTTCGAGGACGCCATCACCATGATCCGCGCCGTCGACGACGGACTGTTCGTGGGGACCACGGCGCAGCTGTTTTTCCTGCAGGGCACCTACTCGACCGGATTCAAGCGCTCGATCGTGCTGGACGCCCCGGTGATCTCGGGGTCCGCGGTGATGGCGCCGGCGGCCGACGTCCACCCGCAGGACGGGCCGAAGCAGGAAGGTACGGCATGGGTGTTCATGACCGGCGAGGGCATCTGTGCCGGCTTCGACGGGGGGCAGGTCTACAACCTCACCCGGGGCCGCGTGCTGTTCCCGGCGGCGGTACGTGCTGCGGCGTTGTATCGCGCGGATCAAGGTGCTAATGCCTATGTCGCTGTGGCTGACAGCGCTGGAGGTCCTAGCGCCAGCATACGGATAGGGGACTACGCAGACGCGGAGATTGTCCGAGCATCGCAAAGGGGGTTCTGAGCATGGATTATGAGCGCACGGCCGGCGGGGTGTTCATCCCCTCCAACAAGTTGATCCTGGGGGGCACATTCCTCGGACAGCTCGTCCGCGACGGCAAGATCATCGACGAGTGGGAGGACACGAACCTCGTCACCAACGAAGGTCTTGACCACGTTCTCGACGTCATCTTCCACGGGGGCACCCAGGTCACCACCTGGTATCTCGGCGTGTTCGAGGGCAACTACACCCCGGTCGCCACGGTCACGGCTGCGACGATCACGGCGGCGTCGACCGAGAGCACCGCGTACGACGAGACCACGCGGCAGGCCTACGTCGAGGCGGCGGTGTCGTCCCAGTCGATCACCAACTCAGCCAGCAAGGCGACGTTCACATTCAACGCGACGAAGACCATCTATGGCGCGTTCCTGGCGTCGGCGAGCGCCAAGTCGGCAACCACCGGCACGTTGCTGGCGGCCGCACGGTTCTCGTCCTCGAAGGCCGTGGTGGACAACGACCAGCTGCTGCTGACCTACACCTTCGGCGCCAGCTCGGTATAATCCATGTCGATCAGCGGAGGCCCGATCAGCTCCAGCCCTATTTCGAGCAGCGCTGGAGCTGGCGGTCTCGACATGACAGTCTACGACATCATCGGGATGTCGGCTGCTCCGCTGTTCGGTCACGAATACCCGGTTGTCACCACCGACACAATCAGCCTGGAGGCGACGCTCTACGAGGCGCGCGGTTTTGCCGTCACCCTCGCAGAGGCGCTTGGCGTCTCGTTCGCCCTGGTGGTGGACTACGGCATACTGCTGGAGGAGCGGCTGCGCCTCCTCGACACGATGCTGCCCAACCAGATCATCCACCCCACCCTGGCCGACACGGTGGCGCTGACCAGCGCGCTGGTGGCAGCGCTCCCGGTCACGCTGACCGACGCGCTCGGGCTGTCGTCGACGCTTGACGTCAAGTGGCTGGTGGAGTTGCTGGAGAATATCGGCCTGGCTGGAACGCTGTCCGGGGCCGCGCTCTACCACCTGACAGTCACCGACACGATCAACCTGCTGGACAGCCTGGTCCAGTTCATCGACGGCACACTGGTCGACGGGATCGGGCTCGCGCCCAGCCTCACCGTCAAACTCACCGCCTACGCGACGCTGGCGGAAAGCCTCGGCGTCTCCAGCACCCTGGTGCCGCAGTTCCTGCTGTCGGCGCTGGTCGAGGACACCGTCGCGCTCGACGACATCGACGTGGTGCAGATGCTGTTCTCGCCCACACTGGTGGACGGCATCCAGCTTACCGCCGGGTATCTGGAGCCGAGTGGCAGCCTCACCGCCTGGGTGATGAACGCACGCAACCGGGCGGTGACCGAGTACACCAACTACGAGTTCAACAGCTTCGCCCAGATGGGTGACCGATACATCGGTGTTTCCGAGAGCGGGCTCTACGAGCTGCTGGGTGATGACGATGACGGCACCAGCATCGCTGCCCGGATCAAGAGCGGCTACATGCAGTTCGGCGGCACCCGGCTGTCGCGGCTTAGCGCGGCGTACATCGCGGCGCGCGGCGACAACAGCTTCGTGCTCAAGATCATCACTGGCGACGGCGTGACGTACACCTACGCAGCCACCACGCGCAGCATGCGCTCCTCCAAGGTGCATATGGGCAAGGGCCAGCGCGCGCGCTATTTCGCCTTCGAGCTGACCAGCACCGGCCCAGACTTCGACATCGACACGCTGGAGTTCGTCCCGGTGCTGGTGAACCGCCGTGTCTAGGAACCACCAGCAGCTGGGGTCGCCCCGGCTCAAGGTCAGGATCGAGGGCGAGGACGGGCTGTCTCCGGAGCAGCGGCTGCAGATCGAGCAGCGGTATCAGGGCGAGATCGACAAGTTCTACCTGGGCTGCCGGCAGCAGGTCGATATGACGGGCCAGCCCGGGTACAAGCAGATGAAGGCGCTGCCCGACGGCGCGCAGCTGCGCTACAGCTTCAACCACGGCCAGGAAACCATGGACATCCGCGTCAGCCCGAAGGAGCGGCCGGCGGAGGAGGAGCCCAAGAAGCCCGAGAAGGAGCCGTGGGATTTCCTGCTGATCGATGTGGACATCCCGATCTTCACCACCGGATATGTCAGCAGCCCGGCGACGCGGGTCGCCCGCGCACAAATGGCGGCGCGCGTGCACACGCCTGCGTCGACCACGATCCTGGCAGTCGACAACCAGGGGTTCGGCAGCACCGGGATGCAGTCTCCCGGGACCAAGCCTGTGCTGATGTACGCCGGCGCTCCGGTATCGACCCAGATCGGCGCTGACGCAACCGATGTCGATACCCAGGTCTCGTCCTTGCTGGTGGACATCCGCGGTTACCGGTCCGACCCGGTGATCGAGATCGACATCTACGGGTCGCTGGCACCCATCGGGTTCAGCAAGGGCATCGTCGCGATCGTCACGCGGTACATCGAGCTGATGGGTGGGGTGACGCGCACACCTGTGACGCGGCTGTGCTACACCGGCGGCGCAAGCACGCTGGATTACGTCACCGCATACTTCCCGGACATCGACGCACAGATCGATGTCTACGAGGCGGCGAGCGGATCGCTCATGCACAACCTGGTGCCGTACAACTACGGCCTCGGGGTGGCCGAGGCCATCCTGATGGACCCGGCGAATTTCACGCCCACCAGCACCACCTGGGTGGGCGACAACATCGACATCTTCGGCAAGAACCTGTGGTACGAAACCTTCGTCTCGCAGTGGGCGGACCTCGTGGCTCCCTACAGCTGGGCCGACGGTGCGTGGACCTCCGGTGAGGACTTCCCTTATTTCGAGGGGCTGATGGCGTCGATCTCCGGGCCTGCCAGCGGCGCGCGGAACTTCTCTGCCCCGCTGGACTTCCTTGGCAGATCGATGATCACCGCGCAGGGCGATGCGTTCTGGTACCAGAAGACATCGGGTGTCGATTACTACGGTGTCGGAGACCCGGGCACCCCGCCCCCCAACAACTACAGCACTCCGTCCGGCTCGGCGTTCGCCGTGCTGTTCGACTTCGTGCAGGTGTGGAACTCCTACATCTACAAGCCGACAAGCGGCTCAGCGCCGGCCACGGTCACAGCCAGCGCCACGATGAGCGCGGTGGCGTTCAAGGGGTTCGAGGTCAACGCCGACACCACGTCGCTGTTCCGCTGGTCCAAGCGCTTCGGCGCGCAGCTCAAGGCGTTGTACGACGCGATCGGCAGCACCGTGTGGAAATTCGGCCGGTGGGAGCTGGCGGACAAGTACCCGACCCGGATAGCTGGGCGGAACGTCGCCTCGGCTATCACCGTCACCCAGGCGCAAGATCTGGCCAACCCGGGCAACGGCGTGTACCTGGGCCGGGTCACGTTCGTCCAAGAAGGTGCGGCCTTTTCATTCAAGCCGGCTTGAGCTATCACAGTCTGAGGGGGTTTCACGATGCCAGCACCATCCAGTGGTCTTACCGCATCTCTGCTCGGCAACGCGTCGAACATCGTGGCCTATGCGCATAGCCGCGTGGACGTGGTCGACAGCTTCATCGGCAAGCTGGCGAACTCGATCCTGACGCTGCAGGCCCCGAGCATCACGCCGGAGTTTCCGACCGGCGGGGATATGCCCACCATCGTCGTGCCGACGGCGCCGGTGTTCGAGACGCCGGTGTGGGTCTCTCCCGCGATCCCCGACGCGTTCACCGAGACGCTCGACATCACTGACCTGGAGCTGCCGGCCTTCACCGCGGCGCTGCCCGAGATCAACTACGGCACCGCGCCGACGGCCTTTACCGGCAACGTGCCGGATGCGCCGGCGGTCACCTTCGACTTCGACGACCCGACGCTGGCGGTCACCATGCCGGACGCGCCGAACCTGCTGACGCTCAACATCTCGAACTTCTCCGGGCTCGACATGCCCACGTTCGACGCGGCGGTTCCCGAGCTGACAGCGGTGGCGCCCTCGGTCCGCGAGTGGACCCCGGAGGATGCCTACACCTCAACGCTGCTGACCGCGCTCAAGGCGTCCCTGGAGGATCGCATCCTCAACGGCGGCACCGGCCTGGGCGACGCGGAAGCAGCGATCTGGGAGCGTGGGCGGGAGCGTGAGGCCCGGTCGTCGCAGGACGCGCTGCTGAAGCTCGAAGAAATGGAGGCGATGGGCTACATGCTGCCGCCGGGGGCCTACCTCGACGCGCGGCTCAAGATCATCACCGAGACCGACTACGCCGAGCGCGGCCACAGCCGTGAGGTGATGATCAAGTCGGCCGAGCTGCAGCTCGACAACGTAAAGCACGCGCTGTCCACTTCTGCCGAGGTGGAGGGCCGGCTGCTGGAGCACACCAACCAGGTGGAGCAGCGGCTGTTCGAGGCAACACGTTATGCCACGGAGGCCGGCATCTCGATCTACAACGCCAAGGTCCAGGCGTTCAACGCGGCCGTTGAGGTGTACCGCGCGCAGGCGCAGGTCTACGAGGCCCGGGTGCGGGCGGAGCAGGGAAAGGTTGACGCCTATCGCGCGCAGATCGCGGCGGAGCAGGCGAAGGCTCAGGTGAACCAGGCGCTCGTCGAGCAGTACCGGGTCCAGGCCGACGTCGCGTTGTCGGCGATCAAGATCTTCGAGGCGCAGATCGCGGCGATCCAGACCAAGGCCGACATCGAGAAGACCAAGGTCATGATCTTCGGCGAGCAGGTGAAGGGTTACGTCGCGCAGATCAATGCCTACACCGCTGGGGTGGAGGCGTACCGCGCCCAGCTGCAGGGCGAGCAGACCAAGCAGCAGGTGTACGCCTCGCAGGTGGAGGCCTTCACGGCGCGGGTCAACGCCGCCGCCCGGCAGATCGATACACGCGTTGCGGCTTTCCGGGGGCGGATCGAGGCCAAGACCGCCGAGTTCGACAGCTACAAGGCCACGGTGCAGGGGGAGGCATCGCGCGTCCAGGCGCTGGCACAGACCAACGGCGTGGTGGCGGATGCCTATAAGGCCACCGTCGCGGCCACCTCGTCCTACAACGAGGTCCTGACGAAGCAGTGGCAGGCGGTGCTGGAGCAGAGCCAGCGCACCGCCGAGATCGCGGTCAACGCCGCCAAGGCCAACGCCGAGCTATACGTCACCACGCGGTCGCTGGGGATCGAGGCGGCCAAGACCGGCGCGCAGGTGTCGGCCCAGGTGGGCGCTGCCGCCATCAACGCGGTGAATTTCTCGGGTTCGGTGTCGAGCAGTGAGGGCTACAGCGCCAACGAGAGCGTGTCCTTCGTGAACTCGTCCTCGCACAGCGACTCGACAAGCACGAACACGAACTATAACTACAGCGCGAGCGTGTAAGGAGCAGGTCATGCCCGACGTCGATTTCGGATATTTTCTCAACCGCAAGTATGCCCTGCTGCAGCAGCAGGCCGATGCGGCGAGCCAGAACGCCAACACGGCGCAGATGACTGGGGCGGCGGGTGCCAAGCTCGACACGACCCGGGCCACCTGGCTGCCGCGCCAGGCGAAGTCCGAGATCGCGCAGGCCGGAGCCCAGACCAACCTGATCGGCGAGCAAGCCAAGATCATCGGCCCTGAGTCGATCGCGCGCCGCAACCAGATGCAGGCCGATACGGACTTCACCGGCACCCAGAACAAGGTGCTAACGCGGACCAGCCTGACACCGCTCCGCAGCATCTTCGGAGCGGACATCGCCCCACCCCGCTTGAGCCCCACAACTCAGGGGCAGTGGTGGTCCCAGCCGTCGGCAGGTTACGGCAGCGCCTCCTGGCTGGACCGGCAGAACGGGCTCTAGTCGCTGCCGTCGGAGGCGTAGGTCTGGCACGAGCCCGAGTGGTTCTGCTGCAGCACGCAGTAGCGCTCGGTCCCCTCGAAGCGGGTGCAGCTCTCCGGCTCGGGCATGGCTGCCTCATCCAGCTTCTCGGCCACCAGCTCGGCGATGGACCAGTGGAGCGCGCTCCAGCCAGTCACGAACTCGGGCTTCTCGCGGTGCCATGCTTCAATCTGTTCGGCATTCGTCATTGGTCTTCTCCTAGTCTAGGATCGCGTTGTACAATTTGTCGACGACGACGTGGTGGAGCAGCTGCGCCGCCAGCGCGTCCGGGCTCGTGCCGCGCCGCCGGGCTTCCCGCTCCAGATCGAGAAACACGTTGCCGGATAGCTCTACCGTACGCACTGACTTGGCAGCGCGCTGCCGGGTCCTGCAGGCGAGGCTGGAGGCCTGCCGGTCCGAGATGCCGAGCAGGTTCCCGACCTGGGGCCAGGTCAGCCCCTGGGCCTTCAGCGCGATGGCTGCGGCACCCTTCGACCCATAACCCAGCGCCGGCTTGCAGTTGGTAGCCAGCGACGTGCTGGTCACGGAACTGCCTTCAGCTGGCCGGCAGGAGCCGTCGGAGCCTGCCCGCCACCCGCCACCGGCACGAGGCTTACGCCTGACATCTCTGGGTGCCGGGTGTCGACGGCAAAGCACCACGACTGACCCTTGGCATACTCGGTGCCTGCGCCCAGCGTCTTGCGGATCGAGCGGTTGACCACGACCCGCGCCGGGGCCTCGATACCGACTGCGCGGGGCTGGTTCATCTCGTCGATGATCCGGGTGGAGCTGGCACCGACGCGGGTGCAATACTCCTTGAACCCTTGCTTCAGTAGATACAGCATTCCGGTCTTTAGGTCAAAGTGCCCAAGCAGCGCGCCCATCGGCTTGTTGCGGGCGAAGCCGGTGTCGGCCGCCACAGCCTGCCCGGTGGTGTTGGAGCCGATCTGGGTGGAGTGGTCGATTACCACGATGTTGCCCTGCTTCTCAGCGATGTAGTCGGACAGGATCGCAAGCGGGTCCCGGTACTCCTCCTTCACCACGCCGCGCATGTAGGGGATTTGCTGCTGCACTGACCAGTCGTGGATATAGTCGACGTCGTAGGGCAGCAGCTGCAGCGCGTTGGCGATCTCGCCCACCGTCAGGCACGAGGCGATGTAGGCGGACCAGAAGCGCTCCCCGGAGTCGATGTGGGCCTCGGCGTCGATCACGCGGACCCAGTGCTGCACGCGCTTGCCGACCGCCTCCTGATGCTGGATGACGAACAGGGCGACTTGCTCCCCGATCCAGCCGAAGTTCTCGCGCAACTCGCGCAGGAACTCGTCCGCCTCGGCTTTGGTGTGCACGTTCTGGCGCGTGAACTTCATCTCGAAGACACGCATCGAGCCGGCGGTGCCGGCAGCATTGTCGGACGACAGCAGGGTGTGCAGCGAGGTGTTGGCCGTGCAGATCATGATCGCCGACTTGTAGTTGTCACTCACCTTGCGCTCGGAGCCGTCCTGCGCCAGCCGCAGCCGGTGGCCGGGCTGGGTGATATTCATCACCAGGTCCTGGATGTCCTTGACCGGGATGTGCGTCACCTCGTCGACGATCGTCGGCAGGTTGCCGTTCGTCATGACCCGCTGAGCCCGCGCGTTGGGCGTCGCGCCCCGGTTGGTGCCGTTGATCGGCCAGAGGACCGGATCGCCCCACAGCGCTGCCGCAGCCGAGCCTGTGGTGGATTTCGACGCGCCCGGGTCTCCGGAGCAGTTGACCACGATGCCGTGGTGCCCGGTGTGGTGGAACACGACCGAGGCGATGCTCCCGAGGATGGCCAGCTGGTTGGCCACGTACTCGGGGTGGTTGTAGAAGTGCATCAGGTCCACCTGCTTCTGCAGGGTGCCGCGCTTGCGGACGAACTGTGTCGCCCGCTCGGCCGACTTGGTCAGAGCGGTGGGCTTCACGGAGCCGTCGGCCAGCAACGTCTTGTCAGGCAGGATGAACTGCCTGAAGTCGTCGGACCAGCCGATGTGCGGGGACTGGTTCTCGCTGTCGAGGTCTTTCTGGAGCTGGGTGATGTACGCGGTCATATAGTCCTGCAGTGCCGAGATGTCGGCCTTGTTGGGGTAGATGCCATTATTGGCGATCGCGACGCAGAATTTGCGGCTGTCGTAGAGCGCGTCGCTGTCGAGAAGGAACTCATGCGGTCCGGTGCGTGGCAGCACTGTGCGCCACAGCTGCTGCTCGGTTCCATCCTCCCGGTTGACCAGCCGCTTCAGCGGGTAGAGATCGTTGGGATAGATCATCACCTGGGTGTCGTTGCCGTCTTTATCCTTGCGGTTGATGGCGATGCCGCCGCCCTTGACCCGCTCGAATGGTGAGGGTGGGTTGGGGATCAGCTGCGCCTGGAAGCCGAGGCTCGGAGCGTTGGGCACGTTGGCCACGAGCCGGGATACCACTGGCGGCTCGGCCTGCACACCGCGGCGCGCGGCGGCGATCGGGTTGGGTACCGACGGGTCGTTGCGGAACCGGCACCCCTCGCACGGCGCTTCGCCCCACGGCATCTTCTCGCGGAGCGATTGGCAACGCGGCGGGGCGATGCCCTCCCACTGGAGCAGCTTCGCCTCGACGTCCGAGACGTCGCGCGGGTGGATTTCCGTCAGCTTGCGGACCCAGTTATCGCCGTCCTCGACGTGGCGGAGCAGGCCTACCACGCCGTTATACCACGCGGTCTGGGGCAGCTTGCCGTCGGGGCGGCTGTGCGAGCGGATCACCTCGCGGGTCATGCCGCAGACCTGCGCCAGGTCGTCGAGCGTGGGCGGTGGGCCGAAGTCGTTGAAGGTCTGGGTGCCGAGCCCCTGGTCGTGGACGCGCGCTGCGTTGTAGCCCTTCTCCGGCGGGGCGGTGGGCGTGACGCCGTGGCGGATCATTGCGTCCGACAGCCGCGCCCTGAACTCGGCGACGGGGGTGGCCGGGTCGCCACGCTCCACCAAATCGACCAGCCGGCGCTCGTCCTTCTTGTAGTTGTAGCTGCCCAGCACGCGCAGGATCGAGGTGGTGTCGACGGTGCGGGTCTTGTCGAGCTTGACGCCCAGCGCCTCGCCGAGCTGGCGGACATGCCATGCCAGTTCGCGCCACTCGTCCACCGGCAGGGTCTCGACCAGCGGCCAGTAGATGTGCGTGCCGCCGCCGGAGCTGACGATCATGGGCATGGGCAGCCCGGCGGCGTTGTAGAACATAGCGAAGGAGAGGAACATCTCCTGCCGGGTGTCGTACTTGTCCGCCTCCGCGCCGACATCCAGGTCCCAGAACACGGACTTGGCGGCGAGCATGTTGGGGATGATGCGGGTGTAGCGCTTGGGCTTGCCCGTCTCAGGGTGGATGTCGTTGTGGTCGAGTATCTCCGCCTCGCGCAGGGAGAGGCAGGCAAAGAAGATGTCGCAGGTTTCCTGCAACTCGTAGACCCGCGAGGCCAGCTCGCTGATGGAGGGAAACACCTCGTGGATCAGCGGCTTGTCGCCGGGCTTGAACGGTCGGATCAGGCAGTAGTGCCCTTGGTCGGGCAGCACCGCTCGGAGAAATTGGCCGGGCGTCAGGGCCTCGGCGCCCGCCTCTTGGGCGGGAAATTTATCGCTCACCCCAGGAACCCCCGTTACGACCCGCCCTCCCCCAGATGGAGAGCGGGTCGTCTGTTATGCGTCAAGTCATGTGCGGCGGCAAGCCGCTAGACCTAGTGGCGTATCGGGGACTGGCCTACTAGGTCCACTTGCTGAGCAGGTTGGTGACGGCGGCCGACAGGCCCTCAGCAGCGGGGGCGTCAGCTGTCGTCGCAGCAGTCTGGGTGCCCGTATCCGGGGCAGCGGGAGCCGCGACACGGGCCACGGACGGAGCGTTTTCCGGGTAGCGTTCCTCGATCGCTTCCCACGCCAACACTTCGGAACCCTTGTAGCCGTGTGGCGGGCTGTCGGGGTGCTGGACCCAGCCGTCAGCCACAGCTGCCGCGCGTGGGTCGTGCACGGTCTCGAAGGTGGGAGGCGGAGCAGCAACGACCGGCGGGGGCGGGGGAGCTGCCACCACCGGGTAGAGCGCGTCGATCGCGGCCCACTCCAGCACCTCGGAACCCTTGTAGCCGTGTGGCGGGCTGTCGGGGTGCTGGACCCAGCCGTCAGCCAACGCCTTGTCACGTGATGCGGCAGATACCGCCGGAGCGGCAAGCTGCGGCGCGGTGGTCTGCAGGTTGGGCTGCGGGGCCAGGTCGCTGTCGTTGGTGGGTACACCGTTCGCGCCGGCGGGGGACCACTTCTCGGAGAGGATTTCTTCCAGCTTCGGGCTGGCCAGCGCCACCTTGACCTGACCGATCTCGGCAGGCGTCAGTGCCCGGTCGAGCGCGAACAGTACCTTGGGGAACTGCGTGGTGACGTCGAACTTGGCCTTGGTCACCACCAGCCCGGTGTGGCCGATGCCGCGCGACTTGAGCCAGTCGACATACTGGCGCAGCGCGTACCAGCCATGCTCGACGACTTCCTTGTCGTAGTCGCTGGTCACCGCCAGCTTGAGGCGCAGCGGGTCGCTGTCCAGCTGCATCGCCGGGAGTACGCCGACCATACGGTGCGACGAGCAGGCCACCATTTCCTTGCCGTCCTGGATCTTGGAACCCTTGATCGACTGCGGGCAGCCGGTGCAGGTCGGGCTCTCCTTCTCCTTCACGCTGGCGTCGGGCGTCTTGCCGTCCGCCGACCAGCACTTGGGGGCCGCCGCCGCCGCCGGGTTGTAGGCGCCGGGGTAGAAGGACCGCCCGCGATCGGGATTGAAGCTCAGGATCACCATGCGCATGATCGGCACCGGGACGAGGTCGCCGTCGCCATTGACCGCCTGGAGCTTGGTGGTTTCCCCGCCCTTCTTGATCTGCCACGTCTTGCCCTCGTAGGACAGCGTGGGGACCGTGACGCGGTCGGGGATGTTGGAGCCCAGCTCGTTCTGCGCTTCGAGCAGGTAGGCGGGGAGAGCCTCGCCCGAGTTGGGGTCCCATTGTGCGACGGCTGTGCCGCCCGTAGTTGCGAGATCGTTCATGATTGCCTCTCGTTGGTGGTGGTCTGGTTAGATGCCGAGTTGGCGCGACGAACCGCCACCTCGTATTCACGATGGACGTTGACGCCGGGGGGTAGAGCCCCGTCGTTTTCCTCCATGAATTGGCTGACAAACGTGGACTTGATCCGCTTCTCCAGCGCCTCGAAGCGCGCAGGGTCCTGCACAATCCAGCTGTAGAGCGCGCTCCAGTCCGCCGCACTTGGGCGAACCTTCTCCGTGCGGATGATGGTGCCGTGGTCGGTGTTGACCGATTTGCCGCCGATCTCGTTGAGCTTCTGCAGCATGACGAGCTTGAGCATGTCCTGCTGCCGTTCCAGCTCCAGGTCCTCAGCCTCCCACGCGTGGCGCTTAACAGTCCGGCAGTCTTTGATTGCGAGGAACGCTTGAGCCAAGCGGTCCATGTTAATTTCGTCCGCCACAAGGCTGTCCTTTCATGGATGCATAGATAATACTGGTTTACGGGCTTAGGTCAAGCGCTCGTCGCGTCGAAAGTTCCCTGCACGACGTTGCTGTACAAGTCCAAGATATTCAATTGCGCGGCTTTTCGCGTATCCGTGAGTTTGTAGATAGACCACTCCAGCGGGTGTGCACCGATCCGGATGATTGTCATGGGCCGCGTCTGGCCGGCGCGGTTGAACCGCTCGTTAACCTGCTCCACCTCGTCGTTGCTGTAGATCGGTGCGTAGAAGATCAGCGTGTCCGCCTCGGTCAGGTTGAGGCCGTGGGCCATCACCGCTGGGTGGCAGAGCAGGATGTGGGGGTCCTTCTGGGTCTTGAACGCCTTGAATATCTCCGAGCGCTTGGTCATCGACACATCGCCGTTGACCACGGCGCAGGTGTAGCCCGCCTTCTCGATCTCCGGCTGCAGCAGGCGGATGATGCCCTTGAACGGTACAATCACCAGCACCTTGGCGCTGGCTGCCTGGACCGCATCGAGCAACGTCTTGAGACGCCCGTCGTGTGGGATTGGGTAATACTGCCCGGTGGTCGGGTCCTTCAGCGCGCCGCACAGCACCTGGCGCATCTTGTTGATCTGGTCCGCCGCATTCGCCGCGGTGATCTTGGCGCCGTTGGCCGACTGTGTGACCATCTGCTCTTTCAGCTGCTTGACCGCCTGCAGCTGGGGCTTGCTCGGCTGGGCCGACCAGTTCTGCGTCGTGACCGGTGGCAGCGAGATGCAGTCCTTCTTGCGAAATCGGATCGCCGGCTGCATCGCCTGGTAGGCTTTCTCGAACGCGTCGACCCGGGGGACCCAGCGGAACTTCGAGACCTTGTACATCGTGTCGGTGCGGAACGCGCCCATGTACTGCGGCACCCGCTCAGGACTGACCAGCCGCGCGAGAGCCCACGCGTCGGTGGGCTCGTTGGGGCACGGTGTGCCGGTCATCAGCCACAGGCGCATGTCGGGCCGGGCCTTGATCAGCTTGTGCAGCGCCTTGTACTTGCCAGACGCCGGGTTGCGGAACATGCCCGCCTCGTCGACGACCACCAGGTCGATGTCAGGCCGGCGCGCGATCGCGTCCTCCAGCTCGGCGATCTTGATGCCGTCGTGGTTCAGGATGTAGAAGTCGGCCTCGATCCCGAGATACTTCAGCCGCCGGTCGCGCGGACCGTGCAGCACCGCACTGGTGCGATGCGGCAGGGTGTCGAAGATGTCGTCCTGCCACACGCTGTAGAGCGTCGAGAGCGGCGAGATGATCAGCGCTTTGCGTATCCGCCCGGTCTTCATCAGCCAGTCCGCCGCCCACAGCGCTGCGTTGGTCTTCATCGTGCCCATCTCGGACAGGTTGAAGGCCCGCCGGTGGAGTGTCAGGAACTCCGCCATGGTGATCTGGTGATCGTATGGTGTGAACCGCCCGGGCCAGCTGTACTGGAACCGGATCGGCGCGGGCACCTCGTAGCCCATATTGCGCAGGACCTTGGTGCTCTCCAGCGTGTGGTGGGCGGCGAAGGTGTAGACAGGATGCGGCAACGTCTTGCTGAGCGGCAGCAGCTCGCGCAGCGCCCACGGGTCAGCTGCGGCCACCACCACGCTCTCGGTGGCTTTGTCGATGAGTACGGCTTGGGTCATGCGCAGAGCCCTACGCCATAGCGGTGGAGGGCATCGACAAGCTCCTGCACGGACTTTTTCCCGCAGTTCGGCTGCAGCACGAAGTCCGCGCGAGACAGGCGGCTAAGCTCCGCCACAGTCTCGGCCTTCGCCAGTTGCACTGCTCGAAGCGCCCGTGTGGACAGCCCCAGCTCGGTAACTGGGATGATGTCGAGATCACGCGCGTAGCGCACCCCGTTGGCCCCGATGACCGCGCTCATTTGTTTTTCTCCATGGTCTGAGGCGCCGGAGCGCCTGTATTCACCACACCAGCCGTCCTCAGCCATCCACGGGAAGTGCTGCTCCACCTGATCACCACCACCGTAACGCACAACCAGCAGCGCAGGCGGACGACGGCGGCACTCGTGCTGCTTGTTCGCAGCTGCAGGACCCGCAAAAGCGCAGGTCCCGCACCCCTCGCGCACACCCTCCCAGAGGGGGCTGCTCACGCAAACATCTCCGTCAGCACGGCCACGGCGTTGAGGCACCGCGCGCCGTGCTCCGGGTTAGCCACATCCTCCGGCCGCCTGCCCTGCTCCAACGCCTGCTGCGACGACATGGTGAGGATCGCGAAACTCTCCAGCCACAT